GGGTTCGGGGCGGCGGTGGGGGTCGTGGTCGCGGTCGCGGTGGGGGTCGGGGTCGGGGTCGTGGTCGCGGTCGGGGTCGTGGTCGCGGTCGTGGTCGCGGTCGGGGTCGTGGTCGCGGTCGTGGTCGGGGTCGGGGTCAAGATGAAAACGCCCGAGCAGATGGCGGAGGAGTACGTCAGAGAGTCGATGGGCACGAACAGTGACACCATGGAAGCGGACTACTGCCGCCAGGACTTCCTCGCCGGTTTCGCCGCTGGCGAGCGACGCGGGCTGGAGCGTGCTGCGAAGTGCGTCGAGACAGAGTGCCACAACATGACGGTGACGCTGACGGCACAGCGAATCCGCGCCCTACCGATCGGAGGCGAGAATGAGTGAGGCAAACCTAAAGCCATTCGCAAACCTTCATGGGCGCAAGGATATAGCCGAGCATAACGAGGCCGTCCTATGGGCAAAGTCCGAAATCACCCGCCTCCGCGCCGAACTCGACCAGGCCCGAGCGGCTTGCGCTGAAGTGCGCGAAGCAATGCAAATAGTGCGAAATTGGATTCGAATCGATGCGCTTGATGCGGCTAACCCGTCGCACCCGATTGTTACACTTGATCGCGTAATCGCTGCAGCCGACCCCGGCGCAGGCAAGCAGGAGGGGGAGAGATGAGCGACGATTACGAAGTGACTGTTGGCCTGTCTACCGCAGACCTCGTCGGAAGCTGCCCTCGTTGCAATGAGCCGTCGACCGGACGATATGACCATGACGAAGGCGAAGCCGTTTTATTGAAGTGCGTGAATTGCGGCTTTAGGCTGCGCATTCGCATTTCGGACAACTTACTGTCATTCCCAGCAGAGGATATTGAATGACCCTCGATCTTTGGCTGAAGCAGAAGAGCGCCCTGGCCCAAGCCGAGCGCATCGCGAAGGGGGGGAGATGACTTATCTTAGGCGAGCAATCGCGGTTTTGTTTCTCCTGGCACTTTTGACCGCACTGCTGTGGGACCCAACCGGACGCGCGGTGATTCTGGCGTTTGGCGCTGTGATTGGAGTGCTGTTAGCGGTCCTGGAAGTGATGAAGTGGATCGATCCGACCACCTTCGGCGAGCCATGGAAAGATTCAACGAATTCAAAAAAATGAGTAGAAGTAAAAAAGCACCTATTGCTACCCAAGGCTATGGCGGCGTTTACCGTAAGCAGGCTAAACGGCAAGCCGCTAAAGCTGTACGCAATAAAAAGCTTGACGAAACACCTAAAAACGGTAAAGCTTATAAAAAAGAGTACAACTCTTGGAATATATGCGATTGGAAGTTTAAAGACTCTTCAAAGAAAGGTACCCGCAAATGAACCTTGTAGAAGCACTCCGCACCGGTAAATCGCTCCGTAGGCCTGTCCCTAGACACATTGGTAGCTGCCGTACAGGCTGGCTTGACAACGGCTACGTCCGTGCTTACTTGACTCAGGAGAGTCAGTGGGCCAACTACCGTGATTTTGCCCTAATCAAAGAGGAAGACCTTTTGGCTAATGACTGGGAGGTTAAGGATGAGTAACCCAACCTGCTGCGGCGAAGTTGTTGAAAGCTCGGCAATGGGAAAATCCTTTTTCTATTGCCGAGGGTGCAAGACTGAGGTTGTTGAAAAAGTAGACACAAATCCGACCGACGCTCCTGCGGATTATAGCCCTTATTACTATGGGGGCGCTTTCTTAACCTCCTCACCTTCCGTACCGGCTACCGCCCCTAAAGTCTTCAATCTTTACGATGTAGGCGACGTTATTCAACGTAAAACCGTGAATACTCGCACGTTAAGCCGTGTGGTAGCGACGGATTTCCAGCTGAGAGAATATCACCTACAAGACGACGTTACCTTGCCTACTTGGATTATATCTTTTGACCACGCCCACTCTTTTTATAGAATTTACGAGCGGTGTCCTGCTTTAAATGGAGCAGGACACAAAGTGTTTAATAAGAATAGGTGCCACTATTGTGGTAGGGTTATTCCTTTTTAAACAAGTCTGATTCAGCTTTGCGTCTACGGACAAGGCCGGGAAGCTCAATACCCCCGGCTTTTGTCCATTTCATAAATTCAAGTGCTGCGCCGTCCGCGTTATGCTTGTTAAAGCACCGGAGCAGCGTGGAGGCTCGGAAGTTGCCAAGACCTACGTTATAGGCGAAGCAAACCATGGCGGAAAACTGATTGGCTGTAGCCGGCAATAGGAGGGCCTTAGACACGCCCTCTTCAAACTTGGCTAGGTCACCCTTCAAGCGCTCTTCCGCTTGCGCCTGAGTCCATTGTAGCCCCTCCACAATGTCTTTACCGGTCGAACCGTAGCCAATCGTCCAGATACCGGCTGGGCACTTGTAGGCTTTAAGTTTAAGCCCCTCAAATGACTTAACTAGGCTAAGGCCGGCTTCGTTTATTTTCATGACTAAAACTTAGACAGAAAGAGCTTTATCGCTTTGAGCGTAACAAACAGGCTATAGCCATTACCTGAGGCCGACACGACGCCCACAAGCTCGCCGCCGCTGTTTACGACTGGGCCGCCGGAGCTTCCAGGAGCCACAAAAGCCGTAGAGAAGTTAAAAGGCGTATACATAACGCACTGGCCAAAGGTCGGTAGGATAGGTACAAAAACTGATTTCTTACTAGCCTGACACCGGTCGATTTCTTCCTGCGTAAAGACCGGGTGCATTGGTACGCTGGCTTCCTTCTCCTGGATTACGACGCCAGAAGTCTTATAAGTGTCCAAGCTACTACCATGCGTGTAGGTGTGAATGGTTTGACCAGGCTTAACGTCGTCGGCAACAGGCAGGCCGTCAACGTCCTTTAGGCCTTCCAATAGGAGCAGGTCTGAAGCGTCGTCTTCAGCAATCAAATGCAGGAAGCTAATCCCGTTATTGTCGTCTTTGGCTTTAAAAACGCCGTCCTTGCCAATACCCTTGCAATGGGCGGCCGTCAATACATAGGACTTACCGGAAGGCGCTTTAACCTGCTCACCGGAGCAAGTGCCTTGCTCGCTAATCAACTGGACAACTTTAGTGGGAATGATTTTATCGATGTTGGAGTTACTGCAAGAAGACAGGCAGTAAGACGACACTAGCAGTACGAAAATATAGAACGGATACAAACTCTTCCAGACCGACCTTGGCTTTTGCATTAATCACCCTTGATAAGTTTATAGACTTCAACCACTATTCCAATAAGACCTAACACCTTCAACATTCCGCCAACCATAGCCACATGCTTTTGCACGGGTTTCATATCTTTAGCTAGTATCTCTATGGCGCGTTCGTTTAAGGCTGTACGCCGCATGTGCTCTTTAAGACTCACATGTTGCGCGGCCAAGGTAGTGTCGATTTTATCTACACGCGTGTCTAACCGATCTACCTTGGCCTCAATCCTATCTAACTGTGTTTTATTGTCCATAAACTAAATCAATTAATGATCTCCGCACCCGCCGCCTTCGCAAGGGCCGCCGTCAGCGCAACTATCGCAGCAGCTGTCCGCTTTCGCGTCCCACTCAGCGACTGCTTTACGCCTCTTGTTGATTTCTCGCTTCACTTCCATATAGTGGCCCCGAATAGACGCAATAGCATCCAAAAGGTTAGCCTCTTCAGTCAAAAGCTGCGCCATAGTGGCCTTGGCAACTGGAACCTGCGAAACCTGCGGCTTAGCGGGAATCTTATCAGGCGTAAACGTAAGGTGGAGTTGGTCCATAGGCATAGCGCCTTCCTGCGTACCTACAACCTTACCGTCCTTAAACGCGTAAAACGTGGGGAATCGCTTTACCGGGTACTCGACGTTGACGCTGTCCGGTTGTTGGGCCAGCGCGTACTTTACAACCTTAACCTCAGGATGGGCCTCTGCGTACTTCTCAATGATAGGCTTCATACTATCGCAAAAAGAGCACCCCTTCTCGCGATAGAACATGACAAGCACGGGGTCTTGCGACTTAAGTACTAATTCGTCAAAATTTTTTTCAACAGCTTCAATCATAGTGTCCTCTTTGTAAGTTAAACAGTCCTACCTTATAGTGTATACCGCTTTGCGTTTAACTGCAACTGTTTAATTACTAAACTCCTCTTCTATCGCGTCCGGCACGGTGATGTCGGTCTCTGTTTTTACTAGCTCCTCGTATAAAAACTTTCCGCTGTTAAACGACGCCCAAAATGTGTTGAAATCCTCCCCCGCATACCTCAGAGTGTCGGATGCAACGGGCGCTCCCTCTTCGTTCAAAACATCAAAATGTACCTCAGCTTCTAGCTTATCGTTAGGAAGGCGCCTAATAACGACAGAACTAAACTTTTTATGTTGTACTTCAGCAATAACTACCGGGCGGTTAATGATGATTGGCATAGAGTCCTTTAATTAATAAGATTGTGAATAAACCATTTAGCTTGCGTAACGTACACGCCGCTGCACGACGAAGGAGACCCTGCACCGGAGCAGGAGGAGCCGTCCCACGTACAACCGTCAAGTTGGCGTTAGTGTAGGAGCCGGGCGTAACCGCCGTATCATTGAGGGAGATGTTGGGAGTTGCGCCGCCGCTAGAGGCAAGAGGGCTGGACGCTGTAACTGCCGTGACGCCGCTTGGGCCTGAGGAGTACTCGATCCAGGCGGAACCTGTCCAGATATAAAACGTGTCGCTGTCTAAAACTAATCTAACATCGCCCTCTTGGTTCCCGTTGGTAGGCAGGTCAAAGACCGACTGCACTGGCGCCTGCCAGTGGGGGTCTCCGTAAGATGGGATATTAATATAGTTTGAGGCCATACGCCCTTACTTTTTGCGGAAGAGTTTAGAGAAGAAACTTGGCTTTTTAGCTGGGTTAGCAATCGCATACGAGTGGGCACTAAGCACTGCTTCAACGTAAGTTTTAGCAGCTATGGCGTCTTTAAACTCCTCAGGCACCACAATCTCCACCCTGTGGTGCGTCTCTTTGTGCTCCGCCGTATAGACCTGCTTACCGTTGTCTACTGACACTAATTTCCAATTGCGCATATCAAGGTCCCTTAGCGTTGATGCGGACGTTGAGCACCGCAGTGGAGGTCCCGCCCGAGCTATCCGTATACACCACGCGAATCCAGTTGTACATGATGTCGAAGACATTCCACATGTAAGACCCTGCGGCTGATACGGCGTAAGAGCTATTCGCTACGTCCGTCCAGTTGGTAGGGGCGCCTTGGCTACCCGTAAAAGCCGTAGCGGGGTCACTAGACGCCTGTAGCTTGAATGTGCCGGTTGGAGTGCCAGTCCAAACTGCTTGAATAGCGACTCCATAGATTTGCTGGACGTTGTAAGGAGACGAGGTAATATTAGTGTCCATTACCTGCGCACTGACTATACTGTTGTTATAAACTTGCATTTTACCTTCCTATTGACCTAATTACGCCATAAAGCTTACGCTAATAGACCCAGTAAGACCGCCTACCGCGCTAGACGTATACGCGGTAGAGGTAATGTCTCTACGTATGTTTACAACGCCTGACGAGTTAATAATCAACGCCCCTGGCGTAGTTATATCGGCGCCGTTGTTGCGGATAAAAGCGGGAATAATCTTAGCAGTAGCAGGACGCAAGTTAGATGGAATGTCCGCACCGGAGTCTAGGCTTGTTACAGAGCCGGAGCCGGGCGTAACCGCCGTATCATTGAGGGAGATGTCGGTTGTCACGATGTTCGTGGTGCTTGCCGTGTTTTCATAAACTGCGATCAATCTGGACATAGGTCTCCTTAAGTGTAGAATTCCTCAACCTGAATGAAGCCAGATCCGCCCGTACCGCCTGCATTGGTACCGGCGGCGCCCGCGCTACCTGCGGCGCCTACAGCGTATGAGTATGTAGCGCTAGGACCTGTGATAACTGCGATCAGATACCCGCCAGCGCCGCCGCCGCCGCCCATTGAGTTCGCGGCACTCGCGCCGCCGCCGCCGCCGCCGGCGCCGGAGTTTGTAACTCCCGAACCCCCGGCCGCGTTAGCAGTGACATTGCCCCCGCCTGCTAGTGGGCTAGACGCGCCAATCCCGCCCGGTTGGCTTCCTGTAGTGAGCTGATGTGCGCCGTTTCCTGACGCTCCTGACAGTGCAACAACCTGCAAAACGGAGCTAGAAGTCGTCACAGTAGACGAACCCCCGGCGCCACCATTGCCGGAGCCGGCCCCAGCGGCACCGCCCGCGCCGCCGTTCGCCGTCAATAAGCTCGAACCAAAGGTAGTATTTCCGCCAGCGCCGCCAGCGCCGCTACCAGCCCCGCCCCCACCGCCGCCGCCGCCGGCTCCGATCGCCGTAACCCTAATCCATCTGCAATTAGCTGGCGTTGTGTATGTGCCGCTGCCAGATGTGAACCTTTGAATTGTCGGCAAACCAACTAGCGCTGCGACACCCCCAGAGCTGACAGACACTGCGCCCGGACCAGTAATTGGTAGCGTGACCGTGCCCGTGAACGTAGGGCTAGCCGTTGGCGCCTTCGTGTTGATTTGAGTCTGAATTGCCGAAGTGACACCGTTGACATAACCGATCTCGGTGGATGTAGTCGTTGCGGCCGAGATGTTGCCCGAACCATCTGAGACGAGCGCGCGGCTGGCGGTAACAGTGGCAAGCTTTGAGAGCGCAATGGCCGCCGATGCGCTTACATCCGCGTTGACGATAGTCGAGTAGGACCATACGCCTGAAGCAACGTGCGGAATGCCAGTCGATGCGGCCGAGCTGCCGCCCGTACCGCCGTAGGTTGCACCCACTGCGGTTCCCTGCCATACGCCCGTTCCGATTGTACCGACCGAGGTCAGCGACGAGGTCACGACATTTGAGGCAAGCGTGGTCCCGGTCAACGTTCCAGCGGGCGCCACGACCGCATTAGTCGTGACCGCCGTAATCAGACCCTTGCCGTTGACGGTCAGAGTCGGAATGGCGGTGGGCGATCCGAACGCGCCCACGTTTGAGTTAACCGTTGCAAGCGTTAGAGCAGCAGAGCCCGGGCCCGACGCCGTCGCATCTCCAGTCAAAGTGGTAATATAGTTGCCGGCGGCTTGCTTGCTATTAAAAGTCGTCCAATCCGCTGAAGACAGCGCACCGGTTGTAGAGCCTGAAGACAGCGCCAAACTGAGCGCCTGCCCAGCAAGGCTGAGACCGTTAGCCGTGCCAATCGCCACGTCCCCCGTGTTGGTGCCGGAGAGGTTGGAGGCTGAGATAGTGCTGTTGAAGGTCTTGGCGCCGCCAAAGGTCTGGGCGCTGGCCGTCATTAAGCCGGGGTTAGTCAGGTCAGCAGGCGTAAGAGTAAGGACCTGCCCTGAAATCGTAGCGCCTGTGGTGCTAGAACTACCTGCAACCGCACCAATCGCCACGTCCCCCGTGTTGGTGCCGGAGAGGTTGGCCGCAGAGATGTTACCAGCGAAGGTAGCGCTTAAATCTTGGTCAATGGTAAGAGCAGTAGTCCTAGTCGTCGCGTTGTTAGCCGTGACGTTAAACTTAAGTTGTGTGCCTTGTGCTGACCCAGTCCAGGCTTGGGTTGCAAAAGCATTAATCGCCGCCCCTACAGCAAGGGTGTGGGCGGCGTCGTTAGCACCAAAAAATTGAAAACCTCCCAGCCTAGAGCCTGACGACATCGCTGCGCCCGGATCGGCACCGGTTTGAATAACTGCGCCGCCGCCGCTGGATTGCGCTCCTACGTTGTTGGCCTGGATTTGCGGAGTAGAGTTGCCGTTTCCATGCACATCCAACAGTGCGCTAATAGGGTAGCTATTGTTAACTCCGATAGCGGAAAAAATCTTAGTGCCAGCAAAAGTCTGAGTCGTCGTGTTGACAAGGCCCGGCGCCGTGGCGCTGGCCGATTGCATGATAAGCAGGTTCGAGTCAACATGCGCGCCGTTAGCCGACGCCACACCGGTGTCAATGGTGCCGACACCAAGCATCGTGCCTGGAGCGGCGATAGCAACCCAACCGCTGTCGTAGACGTAAAGCGTATCGGTATCTAGGGTAACAGCAAAGGAGCCTTCCGCCGCAATTGGAGGAAGGTCCGCATAAGTTGCGTAAGGGGTAATGCCGTTAGGAGTTGCTGGCCAACGAGTAAAAGAGCCGGCCATCTTACACCATTTTCGCCGTTACATACCCTTGGAGGGTACCGGTTCCGCTAGTGCGCGTATAGATAAGCCTAATCCATGGGGCGCTAATCTGATTGATATCGATATAAGCGCTATCAGCGCTACCTTCAGCGGCAGGAGCAGGCGTAAGGCCGATAGAGGACCAATCGCCGGCGTTTTGAACGTTACCCCATTCGTCCTGAGTGTAGTTCAATGAGACCTGGATATCAAAGCTGCCAACAGGGGTGCCAGTCCAAACGACTTGGAAGCCGATGTTATCTAACTGCTGGATATTAGTGATGATTGACGTAACATCGCCCGACATATCGCCGTCGGTAATGTTTTGGAAGCGAAATAGATTACTCTTACGGCCGGACATTCTACACCCCTCGTTAGGTTAAGGCTTATGGCCTTAGCGTTCTAAAGATGGGCGTTTGTACACTATTTGCGCTGGGAGCGAGCTTCCCTAGCTTGAGCGGCGGTTTGGTAATTAGCGTTAGATTTTCCAAGCTTAGCTGTATTACGCTTAGGCTGGGTCGCCTGTCCTGGAGCTTGCGGCATTTCCTTGGGCTTAGGTTGGGCCGCCACAATCGCCGCCGGCGTCATCGTGCTATCGAGCGGTTGGGCGAGGAACATGCTAAGGCCAATACGCGTATGGTAGGCTACAGGCTCCTCAGCGGCCATATGGTCCGTCATGGCGGCCGTAAGCTTGTCGACTAGGTTTTCGTACATCTTAGGATACATGGCACGAAGAGCCACAACGTCCGTAGGCTGGATAGTGCCGTTCTTTACGTGGTCAAGCACTACGAGGGGTTGCTGCGCAATGTCTAAGACGCGGTTAAAGTGGTCCTGCTCAACAATGGTAGGAGGCACCGGGGGGTCGAGGGGGCCTAGGCGCTTAGGGAGTGGGCGTTGGCTGTTGACGTAATTGACAACGCGGGCGGACGTTTCGCCCATAGCAGCGGCGGCTTCTGGCATGTAGTGGCCGGCCGCACCTCCAACCTTAAGCATCGCTTCTGGGTCAATGCCCAGCTTCTCGATTTTCTTACTCAAACGCTCGCGAGTAGCCTCGGTAGGCATCTTAGACGCAGGGAGCACGTCGCCGTCCTTAAAGACGTTTTTAGTCGCTTTTGTAACTAGCGCCTCGCCCCTGTATACACGGTTGATGACGTCCACCATGGCTTTAAAGCCTTTGGCGTTGACGGGTGCCGGCGTACCCATAAACTTAAGGGTAGCCAAGCGCACGGCGTCCGGTATGTCCTTAGCGACGTACTCTCCAACCTTTCCGAGAAGGTATCCGCCAATAGGGCTATGGCCCGTCAGAGCGGCCACTGCGCCAAGAGCCCCGCCGCCTGCGTCTTTCATGAGCTTAGACATCGTCCTAGCTGTGTTACTGAAGTTATGCGTCTTGTCGTTCAGCTGCTCAAGGATAGCGGCAGCTGCCTTAATCTGGCCTTGCGCTTCTGGCGACAGGCTAAATTCCCGCAGCTGTGGACTCATGTTGTCCATAGCTTTGAGCAGCTTCTTAGAGCTAAGGCTGTCGCCATCCTTCGCAGCGGACAAGAGCTTATCTTTATGGAAGGCTTTAAGCTGCTGAGCGGTTTCGGGGAATTCGCGCTGGACGGTCGCAAGCCAATCCGCGTCACCGGTGCCTAGGAGGCGCTGAAGGACTTTCTCACCTTCTTGCTTGGACATAGCTCTGACAGACTTAGCGTAGCCGCTGACGCTGCCGCCTGCTCCAAGTCTATCGTCTACAGCCTCTTTCAAGGTCGCCGCTGCCCTAAACGCCTGTTGAGTCTGGCGGTAGCGCGCCACTGCGTCCTCGCCTACAGCGCCCAAGTGCTGCTCAATCATTTCGCTTTCAGCGTCCCTAAGGACGTTCTTCATAAGCGCCCCTGCCCTAGACACCGGGGTTTGCTGGCCAAACGGCAGCGTACTCTTAGTGTTCTCGCCAATCTGTTTGATGTAGTTGGTCAAGTCTTTCAGCGTCTTAAGGCCAGGAAGCTCTTTTTGTACGCGAGCCATTTCGCGCATGATATCGGACGAAGGCGAGGCGTTCCAGCCCTCACGCTGCGCCAAGGAGCTAAGACGGTCAATAAGAACGTCCGTAGTACCTGGGGCGGTAGCCGCCTTCTGCGTGAGCTTGAGCGCATCTTGAGCGTCCCTCACGGCGGCTTCCGCCTCAATGGCCATGCCTGGGTCGTTAGCTTTAATGGCCTTTGAAAGCTCTTTTTGCGCTCTACGCAGGTCGCCAAAGGCTTTATCAATCAGCTTCTCGCCTTTTTCGAGCTTATCGGCAATGCTTGGGTCAAGCTCCTTGCCGGCAAACTTAGTGGCGTATTCCTCGTATTCTTTGGCGAGCGGCGCTACACGTTGGTCAAATTCCTTTGCCAACGTTTCGCCCACAGACTTACCCACGGTGTATTTGTCTAGCTCGCCTTTAGCCGGGATATCGTCTAACTTATAGCCAAGAGCTTCTGCCTGCACCTTAGCGACCTGGGTGCGAGCGTCAGTCATAGCAGCTTGAAACTCTTTACCCGCAGTTGTATTGTCCGATTGCTCAAGGATAGAAGCAAGCTCTTTGATCTCAGGCTTAGCGCCAACGATAGCCTTAACTTCAGGAGCGAGACTATCACCAAGCCCGGTGACCTGGAGGGCATGGTCAAGAGCGTTGTCTGCCGTGGCGACCTGACCCTCAATGCCGCCCATGTGGCTAGCAATTTGGCCCAGCAACCCGCTGGTCTTATTAGCCATTGCAGCTTCCCACAGCGGGTTGACAGAGCCTAGCACCGCGCCGAAGCCTGCGCCAATCAGCCCGCTAAAGCCGACATCTGCAACCGCCGACTCCATCGATTGATGCGGGTCTTTTGCCAACATCTTAGACACTTCATCGCCGGCCGTAAACAGGGCGTTTTCAATCGCGCCTTTAACCGCCGCGCTGCCGAGTTTGGCTGTGACCGTGGTAGCAGCGCCAAGGCCAAGCGCCTCGGCTCCAGCAACACCGGCCTTCGTCAAGAGGGCGCCTTCGCCTACGCCCGTCAGCATAGAGCCCACAAGGCCGGCGACCTGACCCGCCATATGGGTGCCGGGGTTAACTTCCCTACGCGCCGTAATGTCCTCAGGATTAACGCCTAGCGCCGTCTCAAGCCCAGTGCTGAGGCCAAAGGTAGCACCGCTTGCGGCTCCTTCGAGTCCGGTTAGCAGCTGCTGGCCAAGGCCGCCAAACTCAGTTTGCTTAATGTGGTCAGCGATATGCTCAGGCGACGGGAGGCTATAGCCTGCGTCGAGGGCTTCTGGTACCTGCTCCGAGGCGAGGGAGATAAGCTTGCCTTCTGGGTTCAGGAGGTTGATAGCGCCGCCAGTGGCCGGGGCGGTAGGCTCTGCGGTAGGCGCTACGCTGCTACTGCCGACAAGCTCCTCAGGAGTCGTAGGCATGGGGGTAGAGAATGCTTGGTCAAAGGCTTGGTCCGTTTGCTCTGCGGTAGGGAGGTCCATAGCCTCGCCGCCGTCGGCAAACGACTGTACCAACCCGCCTTCAGCCATACCCTTCTTATGCTTAGTCTGAAGGTCGTGGCGAGCCGCCTTAGCAATGGCCGCCTGCTCCTTCTCCAAAGTACCAAGAAACTCTTTGTTGGAGATTTGACCCTGCTGGTAGGCCGTATAGGCGTCGTTCATGAGCGTTTTGGATTTCTCCGCCGCCTCCATAAACTTAGGCATGTCTTGGCTAACGCCCATCTTACGCTGAGCGGTTTGCACAAGCCCCTCGCCTTTTTCTGGCATAGGGACCTTATGCGCTGCCGCCGCTTCGTCGAGAGGCTTTAAGACTTCAGCTACCTGCTCAGCCTCACTTGCGCCGCCAACCTTTTTACTGAAGTCTAGATTGTGGGTAAAAGCTTGGCCGTTAGCCAGCTGGCTATAGTTGTCGTCCACAGCCCCCGCGTGGTAGGTACTACCTTCGCCTAGGACGCTCTTGCCGGCGTCCGGGCCATGGTAGTAACGAAGCTCATGCTTAGCACCGGTGGAGTAGAGGCCTGACTCTTGGCCCAAGGATGCGGCTATGTTGTGGAGTACGTCCGCCTGCTCAGGCGTCACGTCCTTAACGATAATACTGTTTTCGTCGGCTCCGCCATAGCGGCCTTTAACCGGCTCCGCGTTCATACCCTGCTTGCGCAAGTACTCAACTGCCTGGTCTCTAGACACTGCTGGGGTGTTTGGGCCGGCGTGCAGGGGGTTTTCGGTTGTAAAGAGGAAGTGCGGGCGCTCAAGAGCCTCGGCCTTAGTCGGGATAGAGGAGACAGGCTTAGTCTTCTCAAACAAGGCTACGGCTCCTGGCAGGGGGCCTTCACTGTTTTTATATCCGGCGTAGCCTGCCTCTTTAGCCAACCGCTCAAGATGGTTGATATCTGTGGCCTGAGCGCGAAGCTCCAAACCCTCAGGTGACGCCCAATCTACAATCTTACCCGGCGACTCAACCGTGTATTTGTATTTAGCGGTGTCAGTGACCTTCGTCTCGGGGATAGTGCCCTCTTCGTAGAAGTAGGTCCTAGGGATAATGTCGCCGCGCAGCTGCTCTTTGCCGGCGACGCCTTTACCCATAAAGGCAGGGTCAAGCTCCGTAAGAGCTTCCGGGTGTTGGCTGTAATGGACAAGCTTACCGCCTTTAGCAGGAGCCTTAGGGCCGCTGCCAATAGACCCAGCCATAAGCGCTACTTGCTGCTTAGCGAATTCGTCTTGCGCTTGGGGGTCGCCTTTAGCGGCGGCCACTGCAAGCTCATAGTTACGGCGCTGGGCGGCTCCCGATATAGCATCGCTAGCCATCTGGCCTACAGCTTCGCCTACGCGCTCAATCACCGGGGGTTGGGAAAGCGGTTGGTTGTCGGGTGTAGACGCTCCCTCGTTAGGGCGTGGAGTTGGTTCCGAAGCGTCCGGCTTGTCGTTTTGATCTACCATAATCTTAAGCTTACCAGTTATTTGGAGGGAAGTACAGGGGGCATTTCTTTAAATTTAGGCTGGGCGGCAGCGTTAAACTGGCTCTTAACAAGTACGTCTTTAGGGATATACTGCTCAGCCATAGGGAAATGCATCTTTTCCGTAAGGAATTTATTGAGTTGCTGACGTTGAAGCGCTCTAGTCTCTGCGCTCCTACCCTCAGCCGACAGCAGGGTGCGGAAGGTCGCGGCATCAGCCTCAGTGAACCTGCCGGCAAGCTCCTTACCAAGCACCGCTGAGAGGGGCTCGATAAGGGCGTTCTTCTGGGCGCGAGCGTCGATAGGGCTGAGTGCCTGGGCTCCAAGCGTTCCGACCTGGGATATCTTGTCAAAAGCGGCAAGGGCGTTGTCCCTAAGGTGCGTAAGCGCCTGGGCTTCTGCTACTTCCTTGGCAACGTCCTTTTTCTCGTTTTCGGGCACCACGGCCCTGAGGTAGGTGCTTGCGTCCATGCGGCCGGCTTTAACGCCGTCTAGCAGGCTTTGGCGCATGGCAATCTGACTGAGCACTGGAGCATACTTTTGGTTAAGTTGGCCAACAGCTTGGAGAGCGCGGGCCTTTGCCGCTTCGTCGCCTGACTTAGCAGCGGCAAGTTGAAGCTCAGTTTGGGCGCTAGCAGCAAGCATCACGCGCGTCATGTCTGCCGCATCGCGCATGTTACCGAATTGTTTGAAGTTTGCCGCAAGCAGGTTATTCTTCTGCTCTAGGTTGGCCTTCTGCGCATCAATGTCGCGGTCAATTTGCTTGTTGAGGTACTCAAGAGCCGGGTTACCCTGGCGCGTCAGACCGCCGCCGATACCACCTAGGATCAGGCCGATAGTCGTGCCGACGCGCTGCATCGTAGTCATGTCGCCTAGGTAACGGTTAGGGTTGATGCGTTGAGAGGCTAGGTCTTTCTTCCAGTCATTGATTTCTTTGTCCAAGGCCGCCGCCTTAGTCTTGAAATCCATGAGAGTTTGTTGCTGGTTAACCGCTTGTTGCTCAAGGACTTTTTGTTGAGCTTGGGCAGTGGCAGCTTCCGCAGCAGCAAGTCCTTGGAGGCCGGCCATCTCTTGGTTAACGCCTTTACCCAAGTTGGCCATGTAGGCCTGCGTACCAAAGGCGTCTACGGGCTTTGCAGGAGCCTGCGGAGAGGCCTGAGGCGCAAGCGTGGGGGCTTTGGCCGCTACTTCCGCCTTAGCCGCTTCGCCGATAGGCTGGGTAGGGGCGGCGGGGTCAGCGGGCGGCGTCCAGTTGTTGGAAGGAGGCGGCGCCATCTGAGGCGCAGGGGCGTTGATGTTAGGCGCAAGCGCTTGGGCAGGCCCTTCCATCGTAAACGGTTGGGGCGCCGGAGCCTGCTGCATTTGAGGGATAGCGGCGGGCATCTGCGGCGTAGCGATGTTGATAGTCACCGGTGCGGTTGCGGCGGGAGGCGCTTGCATAGCGGTCGCTACGTCCGCAGAGCTAGGCTGGACAGGCTTCTGCTCTTCAACAAAGGTAGCTTCACCGCCTTCAGCAAAAGCTGTAGGCAATTCAGCTAGTTGAGCGCGCATCTTAGGTTTCAAAGGTTTATGCGCAATTTTCATCTCATGCCCGTCTTTGTTGCGGAGCACAGAGTGGTCTTTAGTCGAGCTAACCTTTTGCCAACCCTTGAGATCGAGCTTCATTTGTTTACCCTGTTACCCTTCTTAATGTTTTCTGAAGCAGGGAGGTGCTGTAGATTCCAAGGGACGTGCAAGCCTCTAACGTCTTTACCTTGGAGAGGAATGATATGGTCAACGTGGTAACCTTGCGGGCAGCTTTCATATATAGCTTCCATCTCTTTAAGTTGTTCCGGAGTTAGCCACGCAGGGGTCTGACTCAACTTAGCAGCAAACCGCTTCATCCAAGCTGCGTTAACCGCGAAACGATTGGACTTTTTCCATTTGCGCTTATACTGTGTCATTTCTTTTGGATGAGCGGCTTTCCATAGCTCGTTGTTGTTACGCATAAACTCTTTATTAGCAAAGTAATAGGCGCTTTTAACTTTTGCGTCTCGCACAAGGTTGGTTTGTCTGCGTGCTTCGCATTGAGTGCTCCAGCACTCTTTACAGGCGGGTCTATAGTTTTCAGAGTCTTTCCTAAAGTGGAAATCTGAAAGAAGCTTAGTTTTTTTGCAATCCTTGCAAGTTTTCACTTTTTAAGCTTACCTTTCTTAGCCATAATAGCCGCCACAAATTTAGCAGCATTTCCAACTGGGTCTTCAGATTGCGTGACGCTTCTTGGTAAAACCACTTCACCCGGCGAGAGGATAGCCGGGACGGTGTCGTTGGAGTACGAGTCTTTAGCGCCGCCTACCTTGGGCTTGCCAGGGACGTGACCGCCGGCTTTGGCGTTGATAGGAGCCTCCATAGGCGCCTTGGCTTCGCCGCCTTTGTTTAGGAGCATAGCGAGCATTGGAAGCGCCTTGGCCAACCCGCTTTCCTTTGGCTGGAGAGGCGCATTGATAGGCTCGGCTGGGGCAATAGGGGGCGCTTGGGTGCCTTGATACGAAGAGTCGTAAAGAAAGCGGCCAGCCGTTGAGGCAGGGACGTAGTCCGGCGCGGGTGTTTGCTGCTGCTGGAATACAGGGGTTTGGGCGCTTTGCTGCATACCTTTGCCGTAAGCAGAGATAGCTTGCCCGGCAACCTGTCCGCCGTCAGCGTAGCCTTTAACCATACCGCCTTTAGCGTAACCGCCGTCACCGCCAGCGACCGCAGTTTTACCGGAAGCCTGGCCCCCTCCGCCGCCGCTGTTGCTACCCGAGTTTGCGGCAATAGCCGTACCGCCGGCGCCAATAAGGCCACCAAGGAGGCCCGTTGTGCCCTGCATACCTTGCTGCTTAATGGCCACATTTCCAGCATTTACGCTGCTTTGCGCTCCCACTGCGGCGTTATTTTGGGCGGCAATAGCATTAAGGATATTTTGTTGGCCGCTTTGCGCAGCTTGGTTATACGCCTGGATAGCCGCCTGCTGTTGGGCAACTTGCTGAGCGGCGGTGCCAGCCATGGCTTGGTTGGCGGCTTGCTGTTGGCCGATAGCTTGGCCGGCGGTTGCGGCAGTGGCCTGTTGTTGCGCAGCGAGGTTGGCAATCTGCTGTTGAGTGAGGCCGGCAACGGCTCCCTGTTGAGCAGCTTGATTAGCAATCTGAGCTTGAGCAGTCTGGCCCATTTGGGCCTGTTGGGCGGCAAGGGCAGACATACCAGCAATCTGTTGTTGCGCTCCGAGGGTAGCGGCTTGTCCTGCGGCCTGTTGCTGTATGTTAGCGCCCTGCTGAGCTACCTGACGTGCAATCATGCCGGCGTTAGCATTTGCACCGCGTTGGCTGGCCATGAGGGCGGCTTGGTTGGCAACGTTAGCGCCCGTGGCTTGGGCCAGCTGCGCCTGGGCGGGGTTAGGGCCAGTGCCTGAAGCAACGCCTTGAAGCTGGTTAGCAAGCGCTTGCTGTTGTCCAAACACCGAGGATTGGTTGCTTACGCCGCCCTGACCGGCAAGCGCTTGTGCTAAAGCTTGCTGCGACCCAAGTGCTTGATTTTGTGCGGCTACGGCGTTTTGGCCTGCAAGCTGGTTAGTAAGCGCAGCTTGGGAGCCAATTACCTGCCCTTGCATGTTGACGCCTTGACCTGCAAGGGCATTTGCTAAAGCGGCTTGATTTTGGAAAGCAGCGGTTTGGTTACCAAGCCCTTGTTGGCCGGCAACAGCTTGGGCAAAGGCGGCCTGCTGAGCTAGAGCCTGTTGCGCTTGGTCGTAGGTTTGGTTAGCTTGCTCAACAGTTGCAGGACGTTCAATAGGGGCAAGCGTAGGGTCGGCGCCGCCGCCAACGCCGCTGCTACCAAGGATAGGCTCCCACAGCTTTGTGAAGCCATTAATCCCTGCTTCTGCGACATCGCCAATAAAACCCATTTACACGTCTCCCTTAAGACCTAACCCGATAAGAATCGAGGGCATAGGTAAGAAGCCGTACTTGCGGCTCCTCGTTAATGTGTTAGCGTCCCTAGTAAAAGCAGTTAATGACTTTAATTTCATCTCTTTAGCTTCAGTTATAAGCGCAGTGACTACGGCGTCAATTGCCATATCCCGCGTTTCAGGGTTTAGCTTGGGGTTTGAAGTAAGGCCGTCTAGCTGGCCAAAGTTGCATTCTACCTTACGGATAAAGGCGAACGCTGCTGGAATGCCATTAGACAGCGCCACAAAGCCTACAGCAGGCACTTCGTCTCGGGGCTGGGTGTAAGCGCCCCAACCATTTAAACACTCTATAAACGCTTCGTAATGCGTTTCTACATGAAACCGTACAACTTCCATGTTAACCCGCACTATTCTTATTAGGCTGAGGCCGGTAGCCTTTCTTGCCGCCAATAACGAGGTTTAGTCCCGAAAGCGTAAAGCCTGCTCCCGGGACACCGGTGCCGATGGTTGCGTCAAAGATTTCGCGTATAGTAATTTGAAATGCTTGGCATTTCTGCTGTTTAAAGAATACACGCCACTGCTCTACCGCGCTTGCGCCGCCGTTAACCGGGCTCCCGCCGTAGAGGCTATCGCCGCCGTAGGGAGCGCTGTAGTTGTCAGGTGTGATAGTAACTGCCTGGCTTGGCCCCTCTTGGTAGTCGTATCCAATTGTAATATAAAGCTTATGCGGGCTTAGGTAGGTGCCGAGAAGGTAAAAGAAATAGGCGCGCTCATAACCCTGGAGGCCCGCTAGGTTAGCCCAAGGCATTTGGAAGCGCATGAGCACCGGTTGGGAGCCGTCTTGGTAGGAGCCAGGCGTCTCTTGGTAGACCTGGCCGCGCTCGTTTAGGAACGTGTGGCGGTCTTGGTAAAGGGTTGAGCTAATGCCGGGAATGTTGGCGAAGGTGCCCCACTGGCCATAATAGTAGTCGTACATGAGCGTAACACCCGTGTCGAGGGTGAAGCGCACTTGGTTGGTGCCTGGGATATTGAGGGCCGACACAACCGTAGCGCCGTCCGTATAAGACTCCACAGGGGCGCCAATGTACTGCGTGCTTAGGTCGCGGCCTAAGAGCCAAATACCCTTGTCGCTTTGGAACATAAGGCCTTGCGGCATAAAGACAATCGAGTGCTGGTTAGCGCACCCTACCGTTGAGGTGATGAACGTGGGTTCGCTAAAGTCGTTATTAGCCCCAGTGTTGTCAGGGCCATTGCCGACGACGTAATAGATAGCATTGTCTTTAAAGATCACAAGCTTATCGTCTAGCGCTGACAGGCACCGCATGGGGCCTGTGTTACCTTGGGCTCCTGCGGTAGGCGCTACGTAGAGCGTAAACAGGTCAGACATCTCCACGGGGGTGCCTTGAATGACTTGCTTGGAATACCAAAGGACGTTTTTGTCTTCTGCCGCAATAGCAAAAAGCCTGGATTTATAAAGGGTTGTAACGTCTACCGCTGGGGCGGCGATGTTTTCCACCACGCCGCCTGTGGTGTACAGGATGCTGTTGCCGATAATAGCGCTGTCGGCCTGTGTGTCCGTAAAAGTAACGCTGTCAGTCGAGGTGTCGTTAAGTGTCGGTACGGACGTACTAGCGACACTATAGTAGGTTTGCTGCGCCGTGGACCAGCGGTAGAGGTTAATTTTCACTGGGTTAGCGGTTTTATAGGTGAGGCGAAGCGTTGGTATCTTAATCGTATTGGTTGAAGAGGCCGTAGTTGTCGTAATGGCAACAGGAATGCTTCCGGCCGACCTAAATATGTTACCTTGGTTATCCGCCCATTCGTAAGTAGCAACGTAATAGTACTGTTGCGCTGTGATGCTTCCCGAGCCTGTGGCTGTCGTTACACCCACGTTGTCAGGGTAGAGGTGGAAGCCGTGCTCTACAGGTTCGTAGCCGTCATACATCCACAGAAAGCCGCCTGTGATATGCAGGTCGTTACCAATCTCCGATGACACAATTTGGCTAGGCGTCATGGTAAAAGACGCCAAGTTAACACCGGTTTGGGTGTATACGGCCGATGAGCTATCGGCGTCTTGGGACTTATTAACTGGAATAAGTAAGTCTTTGATAAGATAGGCAATATGCGCCGTATTGTCAATAACCGTAACGCCAGGAATACCCGTGGTGTAATAGCCGCCGCCGTTGGAGTAAGCGAGCTTGGCCACTACGCCACCGCTGCCGTTAATGAGGAAGTAGGTAGGTTGCTCAGGCGAGCTATAGATGCCCAAGAAATAGATAGTACCCGCGTCATCCATGAATGGCTTAGAGGCTAAGCCAACTGAGCGAACCAAAGAGCTTGTCGTGGTGACGCTGCCGGCCTGCGTCACGACGTACTTGCTAATATTATCGGTACGCAAGGAAGACCCATAGGAGTAGGTCGCCGTGTTTTGGACGAAGACAGTGCAGGAGCCGTCAGTACCTACGGCCGCCACGTTGGTCCTAGCGCCTGAGGAGGTAATGGTTGTAGGGCTTAGGATAGTGTTTAGGAGGCTATCGACGGCCAAGATGCGCAGGGTAGTGGCCGCCGTATTCATATAGGCGGCGTAAACAATGCCGTTTGTCGTGTCGGCGGTAACACTAATCTGCGTAACTGCTTGAGATGCAAAAGAAATTGTATTAGACTGCGACAAAGTATTAGTCAAATACGCCATCTTAAGCGTAGTGCCTGTACCCGCCCAAGCAAGGTAGAGCTTGTTATTGGTGACAAAGCCGTCAAAGGTGCCCGTGGAAGCAGGCGTACCGGAAGAGGCAATATCAGTTGCGGCCGTTACAGAAGTTGTGTTGGCCGTGCTAACGGCAATATACTGCAAGTGGTTGGCGGCGCTAATGACGCAGGTAAATACGATTATGAAGTAATTGTTAAGAGCATACACCTTAGGCGCGTAGGTAACGGTGCCTGTGGAGGTAATGGTTGTGGGCGCAACGATGTTTTGCCCTGTCTCTAAGCTTGAGACGACATACTTATACACCGGGGTTGTGGAACCGCCGGACGGAACGTCATCGGTATAGACGGTGCAGACCAGCCCATTTGAGCTAACGGCTGAGTCTGCAAAGCTCTGGTTGGTGTTAGAGCGTACTAGGGATTGGGTGTCCAGCTGGACGGGTTGAATGCTACCCTTGTTTACCCACGTATTGGTAGCGCCGGATAGCGCTTCAAGGGTAGTGCCAATGGCGGTTAGGTTGCCTTTAAATGTGGTGAGGAAGGTGTTTACTTCGCTGTCCAAAGTGGCTAGGCGGTTAAAACCATTGCGCTTTTGCAAAAGGCCTTGCTTAGAAAAAATAGCGTTTTCAAAGACAAGAAACTTTCCAAGCTGTACCTGCCTAGGGTCGCTCTTCGTATCCAGCCCTTGGCTGAAGTTAACAGGAATAGCTTGCTTTTGAAGGGCCATTAAGTTATACTTCCAATATGAGATACGTTATTTTGCTTTTGATTTTGACAGGTTGCGGTAAAAACACTTTGGACATCGCTCCTGAAGCTAGGCCCTACGTAGACGCTTTTGTCCAGGCTGGAGCCTCGGTAGGGCGGCCTATCAGCATAGAGGATCTCGTAGTGGTTTTTAGTCCCAAGGTCGCTAACGACAAGCCTGGGATTTGCCACCGTGGGGCGGGGGCGACGCCTACGGTTATTATTGACCGGAAGCGTTGGGACGATGCGTCTAAGACGCAACGAGAGTTGCTTATATTCCATGAGCTTGGGCATTGCATCTTGGAGCGAGATCACGTTGACCATCGTAGCATCATGCAACCCTTTTTGATGCGCGACGTGGAGTATAAGCACGATAAGCTCTATTATATCAACGAGTTGTTTACCTAAGTCTATACGCTATCAAGTGGAACCCAAAAGTAGGCGAACCGGCAGAGAACGTAATACGCGCCACGCCGTAAACCGTGGTAGTGGTTTCAATATTTATAACCCTAGAACCCAACGGCAGTACTCCAAAGCTGCCGCTAGTTGGAACATACAGAGGGCTTTGGTCCGAATAAGCGCCAGAAGTGATAGAGTCGAACGCAGCGCTGGAGGTGCTGATGCCTGCTGTCAAACGTGTGGCCGTAACTGCACTAAAGTTATACGAAACATCCCCAAATAAAAGCCAACTACCCGCAGTGAGAGACAGCGACGTAATGTTGGTCGCAGTGTTTGACGCCGTAGGAGCAGTGCCTCCGGCGTTGCTGACGGTTAATGTCTCCCCTACGTACCCAGTAGGCGCGCTAAATCCCAAAGACCCTATAACGCCGCCGCTAAACGTTGCGGCTCCTGTAACGCCTAAGGTGCTGCTAAGGGTTGCGGCTCCTGTAACGCCTAAGGTGCTGCTAAGGGTTGCGGCTCCTGTAACGCCTAAGGTGCTGCTAAGGGTTAAAGCTGCCGCTGAAATGGTACCGGTAAACGTGGGTGACGCCGACCTAACCGTGTTCCCCGTACCGGTGCTAGTGGTGACGCCGGTTCCGCCGTTGGCTACTGGGAGGGTGCCGGTAACCTTAGTGGTGAGGTCGATAGTGGAGTTAGCAATATTACTGTTACTAATCGTAGTGTTAGCAATTTGCGTTCCAAGTATACCAGCGCTTGCGCTAATCTGGGAAGTGGTGATAGTGGCGTTGGCGATCTTAGCGGCCGTTACGGCCTGAGCAGCAAGCTGCGTGGTGCCGATACCTGACGCCGGGACGCCAATGACGTTAGTCGCAATCGTAATGGTTGACCCATCGACGGTGTACGGCGCCGTGATGTTGCCGCTGGAGTCCAGCGTCATAATCTTTTGGCTAGCAGGGAGGGGCGGCAGCGTTAGGCTATAGTCTGCTGCCATAGCGGCAGGGGCTTGAAGCGTCAGAGCCTTGGAGCTAGCACTGAAGTTGCGAATGAGGACGCTAGCACAATCAACGTAAGCCGGCGTAGCTGTGGCGGATTGAAAGGTGAAGGTGCCCGATACCGAGGAGTAGGAGGCTGAGGCAGTGCCTGACGGGAGCCCCGTAATGGTGCCTGAGGAGCCAGTAACGCTCCCGCTCTGCGTAATGCGGATTTGGTTGCCTGCGCCATCGTTGTAGTACAGGTCGTTGGATACCTCGTAGAGGCATCCTACGTCAGCGGCAGCAGACAAGGCGGCGCTTTGCGATTGAAATCGCACGGTGCGCACCGTTGTGGCGTTGTTGTTAGAAAACGGCAGGTCGGCGTTGATGTTAATGCCATCTGACGGTACAGGTACGCCGTAGCCTGGGGTGTGGTCATGGCCGTCAACAATTGTTAAGCAGTTGTTGAGGTCGGTAGCGTAGACTGGGCCGGTTTGCACTCCTACGATTGGGAGTGGAAGGTCCATATTGGGGCTGAGCGTCGTATTAGCCATAGTTAAAAGACCATTAAGTCTACTGACACCGGGTTGTCAGAGACTAGGTTAAGGGTTAGGGCGGGGGCTTGATTGGTGTCTTGCGTGTCGTAGATAGCGGCGTCAGCGCGTTTGCGAATGACAACCCAGCCTTGCAGGGGGCGGCCAAGCCTGTGATTGACGACGTTGGCCCCGGCCTGAAGTTGCACCTCTTTCAGGAGAATACTGTTATTAGCCGGTCTCCGAAGTAGCTGGTTAAGGACAGCGCCCCAGCTGTTTTGAAGCAGCTGGAAGTCTTTATCATTGCTCTGAAACTGCGGAAGGAACGCAATAGGGTTAGCCATTACCAACCGCCCCTAAATCCGCCCCAGTTACCGCCCCAATAATCGTTGCGGCTATCGGAGATAGTATCAGCCTGTCCTTGGTCTCGGTTGACGGCGGTTTCCTCAATGCGCTGCTTCATAAATAGAAGCTCCGCGTCAAGCTTAGAGGTGTCGGACTCTTCCTTATCTAACGCGTACTTAGCTGCCCTAACGATAACGTATTGGAGCCAGCCGCTGAAGCCTAAGGTTGTAATGTCCGTCTCAGCCAGAAGCTGAGGGAGCCTAGGTACGTAGAGCAGGCGGATCGGCTGGCCGCTGCTAGGCGTAGGGATAAAGCGGATATTGTTGCCAATAATACGGTACTGGAGATTAAACACCCCATAAATAGTGCTAGCAGTGTTAGGGTAGACAAACTTATTGCGGTCGATAAGATTGTAACGCTTAACCGTAACATAAGCGTTATTCGCGTTGTTAATGCCAAGGTCAACCCCCATGAGCTTGTAGAAAGGCGGCGCAACGATTGTAGCGCCGGTAACGCTGTTGGTAAACTCTAGGACACCGTCGGGGAGGGGGTAGAGGTATTGGTTGTTAGAGGTGTTAAAGACGATTTCAGGCGCTTCAAAGTAGTCGTCGTAGCAGGTAATGAGCAGGTCATAAAGCTCGTACATTGCTTGATTAATAAAGAAATTCCACTCAGCCGTAGTGACAAAGTCAGAAGCAACGCGATCGGCGCGCTCCTGGGCGCGTAGGCGAAGCTCCATAAGGCTAAGCTCTGCCGCAGGAGCCGGTACAACCGTCAGCGGGTCGGTATAGGTGCTAGTGCCGCTACCGTTGACGCTGCCTACTTGGTACCAGTATTGAGTACCGACATCGACCGTGTCGTCTTGGTAGCTGTTGGTAGTGGCTGTAGCTAGCGACGAAAACGTAATACCGTCGGTCGAGCGCTGAATATCGTAAGACGTGGCGCCTGTGGCCAAGTCCCAATTCAGCTGTACGACTCTGTTGCCTTGGGCAGCGTAGAAATTTGTAGGGGTTGCCGGTATGGCCATTTAAATCCTAGGTTAGGAAAATGGGCCAGGCGGTCAACTGTTGACGCTCCCGTCCTGGCCCCTCGTGGTAACGCTGTTATAGCTTATTTAGGCTAATTACTGGATCGAGCTGTTGTTGAGCCAAATAGCGACATTGAGCGTCGAGCCGCTAGCCGGGTCGGTAGCGATAAGCGTGGTATCGCTGGAGCTAGTGGGGCCGTAGCAACGAAGCGTGATATATCCGCCGCCGCTGCCCTGGACAAACGGCTGGTTGCTCAGCATAAGCTGCTCAGAGCCAATCTGCTCAATCGACGCAATGCCGGACGAAGCCAAGACTTTAGCCGTACCGGTGCCTGCGCCGGCCGCAGCAGCTTTAAACACCGTGCCAACCTGCGCGGTGATGCCTGCGGGGACGCCAGCGGTAACCCATTGAGCTTGCGTAGTGCTACCAAGCGCCGTAATCTGATAAACGGTGCCCGTAGAGAAAGAGCCGGCCGTAACGTTAGAGCCTGAAACCGGCGACTGAACCATAGCGCTCATGCTGAGGAAGCTGTAATAGTTGTCTTGCAGCTGGATTTGGTAGGTGCCCGTAGCAAGACGGGTAACCGATTGAATGCCCTTGCCGGAGATGGTACCAACAGCGCCGGTAGCGCCAATTGGGATACTGACGTTCAGGCGGACAGGCATGAGGTTAAAGCCGAAGACGCGAGAGGCAGGATAGTTTCTATTAGCCATTGATATTCCTTGGATTTATTGCCTCCGCTCATCTCACCGGAAGGCGCGGAGGCCAAGCCTTACGGGCAGAGTCCAAGGATATCTTGACTCTCATAGAGTGTAAAACTGTCCACCCTATGAGAGTCTAAACTAATTTAGTCTACCCAATATTCAGCAAAAGGATGCGGGTTTACCCCGTCGCCGTGGTAGTAGATAGCGGCTACAGCTTTCATGCCTGTAGGGCCGTAGTCTTTGTACAGCCGGCCATACCAAACCTTTGACGCAATCCAACCCATAAGGGAGTGAGTCTTAATGATTTGGGCCAAGTGCCAAGACAACCGGCGTTCGTCCGTAGCTCCCGTATGGAGTCCAATACAAGCGACGCCTACGGCTACAGCCGCGTAGAAGTACAACGGGAAGGCCAGGAGCCTAATAAGCCAGTGCAAGGGGTTTACAAAGCTCGGGAAAGCTACTGTAATCATTGCGCAAAGAATTTGTGGTTGGCGAATAAGGAGGCTTTGGAAGCTCCAATTACCCGGATGTTCATTGTTTAAACAGCCTTTATACCGCCACAGCGCCTTAAGGAAGCCCCTGGCTTCAGCCGTGCTGCCATAGGTTTTAAAAGCGTTTAGCGCGCCTAGGTAGTCGTCAGGGCCAGTCAACCCACTGTGTACACCTACAGGAGTGCGCTGAAGGAGCCCAGTGCCTGGCTGGACACACTTCCTGACTAGGTCAAGCTCATCATTTTCCATATAGCCAAGTCGAGCTAACATAACTACAAACTCGGCTTGAAACATACACATGTTGTCAGAGCCGGGGTATGGCCAAGTGCTGAGTACTGGGTTCGGGGCTGGATAGTCGTACCGGTCAAAATAACTACCGGCGTGAAGTCTTTCCATTAACAGAGCGGCTTTATTTACCACAAACGACTCCTAACTGTTGATTCTTCAAAAGCAAGATCAGAAGCTTCATACACCGCTGCCCTGCAACCTTCACACATTTCATCTAGGTCGCAATCGAACTGGCAAGGCTCTTCGCGCTCTTGGCAGTCAGAGCAGGTGCAGCCTTCCGGTTTATATTTAGCTCTTGGACTCATGACGCTTTCACCCTTCCAAGACCCTTGCGCTCCAAGGCGCGTTGGCAAACCAAGCACCGCTCGACGCCGGGAATGGCGGCGCGGCGTTCAGCTGAGATGGTTTCTTCGCAATCGTAGCACTCCGCCGTCCGATTAGTGCGGCCGGGACGGACAAGGTGCAATTCGCCGGACGTTTCAGAGGCTTTTTCGACAAGGTCATTGAACAACATATTTTACTCCTTTAGTTTTAGTACTCAATTGCTTCTTGTTTTGTGATAAAAAAATGAATACCTGAGGTACATTCTACTCTTTTATCGGGATCAAATTTATCAGGTTTAACCCATTTGCCTACATTATATTCTAATCTAGAGGCAGTTATAGAGGCAAACGCGGAAGTAAAAATATCTTTGTTACTAAGAATTTCCTTTCCATTGGCGTCTTCAGCTTTAACAACCTTTACCTTTGACGCTCGGCATTTGCGACTAGAGTAGGCATTTAAACGTTGGGCAGACCGGGGAATATATAAAGTTAAAACGATGTTATTAGACACCTTTTTATACCCATAAAAAGGTCCTTCTTGTGGTACTATATCGGTAGCTGGGAGCCTAGCGCCTTCGAGGTTAGCGCCTCTGAGGTAAGCGCCTTCGAGGTAAGCGCCTTTGAGGTTAGCGCCTTCGAGGTTAGCGCCTTCGAGGTTAGCGTTTTTGAGGTTAGCGTGATAGAAGTTAGCGTTTTTGAGGTTAGCGCCTCTGAGGTAAGCGCCTCTGAGGTAAGCGCCTTCGAGGTTAGCGCCTTCGAGGTTAGCGCCTTCGAGGTAAGCGCCTTTGAGGTTAGCGCCTTCGAGGTAAGCGCCTCTGAGGTAAGCGCCTTCGAGGTTAGCGCCTCTGAGGTAAGCGCCTTCGAGGTTAGCGCCTTCGAGGTTAGCGCCTTTTTTTACTGCGTCCGCTATCGAGCCATCAAACAGAAGGTCGCCGTTCATATTTTTAATCATAGTGTTCCTAGTTTATTGAAAGTTTTCGGTTTCCGCAAGCTCAGCTTTATAATCAGCCATAACTTTTTTAGTCAGGTAATCGTACCGCAAAGGAGCTTTGCTATGTTCCAAAGCGTCCTTCAACGCCTTTCTTTCGGCAGGGTGCATAGCATCAATTTCAAGATGCAGAAGCATGTCGCCCATAACACCAAAACTGTTCTGCGCCTTACGAATTCTGGTACGAAAATTTTGAACCTTCTTTTTATCGATCATTTTCAATTCCTCACTTCTAAAGACAGTCTAACTCACTTTTGGTCCGCCGTCAACAGGCGTTTCACTTTTATTTTGAGTTTCAGATTTTACCAATGAAAGCTTAGGCTTACCTGGGGTAGGAGGGAGGGGCGGGGCATCTGTAAAATCGATTTTAACGGTAAGGCCATCGATTGCTAGGTTAGCCGCAACTGACAAAGCACTTTCTAAATGGTCGTGAAAATCGGCCATACGATGCCCATACTGCTCTAGGTCGCCCTTTACTTGGTGAGAAACGTAAGCTTTAGACGCTTTAAAGTAAGCCTGGAGACCGATAGATGCTACATAAGAGCACAGGCCGATGAACTTAGAGCCTGGGAGCCTACGGCTATAGTCTTCAATAAGGGCTTTAAACTCGTTAGCTGCGGCTTCTACATCATGTTCAATCATTTGTCACCTAGTACTTTGAGGGCAGCGAGTGCGATAGCGTGAGGAGCCGTATCGCCTTTAACTCTAACGCATTCTTCCATAGCTGGCATTTTGTACACCTTGACTAAGGTCTCATTACGCAGGTTGATGATAGCCACAGCATACCAAAGATCATGTAGTATTTCCGCCAACTTCCAACTGGCGGAAATATCGGTTGAATACTTTGGCACCGGGGGGTCTTGTGGGGGCAAAAGCTCAGCGACTGCAAAGTCAAGGTCACGTCCTGGCTTACTCATTGTGGTATCCTCGCTTATTGTTCTTCTCAAGGCGCCAAAGCGCAGCTTGTAGTTCTCGCTTTTCTGACGCGTCTTTCCAACCCAGCCACACAAAAAACAAGAAAATCAAGAAGCCGCTCATGTCATGTACCTCACTTCTTAGATAGAGTATGCCTTGGGTTTTATTTAATGTCAATAGGCTGGTTTGCTTTTTCTACTTTGTAGATGCGATTAATTCTATGCCGTTTTCCGTCAGTCCAGTCCAGTACTCGACCGTCTATCACCGCGAAAATGTGGCCCTTAACACGGCAAAGGTATGAACCCTCTTGTAAAAGGCGCCCAACTGTCTTAGGCGTGTACCTTGAACCGGACGGCTGGACTGGGTCTATAAGCTCTGTTAATCGAAAGCCTAGAGCGGTAACCGCCGCCTGTGTTTGTTCAAACCTAGTTCCATCGTTATTTTTCCTACCTTGCTGCGCCAACGCAGCGTGAACTGTGTGGTACGGGAGGCGGCAGGTGAGGGAGAGTGCGATCACCGCGCAGTCATTGCTTTCGCCTTTAGCGTCCGAAATCTCTCTACGCGCCTGGTACTCAGAGTATAGCATAAGTATCACCAATGTCCCTTGCCGTCACACCGAAAGCAAATGCCGCCTTGAACGTGCATAAACGCGCGGTTAGTACCGGTGCCGTTGCAAAAAGGGCAGAGGTTACCTGTCGTAAACTGAATGCCTTGGTTTTCAAGTTTTTGGGCTTGCTCGGGCTGGCACTCATCGCAGCAAAGAAGGTATTTGCCGCGCCCTTTACGCGTATAAGCAAAGCCTTTGGTAGCCTTAACGTCCTTGTCTTTGTGCTTGATTGTGGAGCAATTCATACGTTCCTCGCTTCTTGAATACAGTATAAAGGCTCTTACTTAGAAACGCAAGCAGCTTTTTTAATCATATTTTCTACGCATGTTTCTGCGTCAGTTTTACGGTCCCAAGAACTAGACCACACGCCATCGACTAGTATGTCATAACGGACCTTACCATCGTCCGTATCCGTTTGCTTGATTAGCTCAATCCGCTTATCCATGTCAATCATTTTAATAGCGGCTTGAAGAGCGGCAGCGACATACTTAGGCTTGCGTGCGTAGCGAGGGAAGACGTAATGTTTGCCTTCTTTGTCTACGCTTATAATTGTAAAACCGAGGTACTTAGTGGTTGCGTTCATAAGCCTATAATATACAAAAATAGGTATAGAGTCAAGGGACTTTATTTGATTTTTTAAGGTTTTCAACTGCTGGTAAATATTGAAGGTTTTCAACCGTGTGCAACCCAGACACGTTTTTACCATTGAGAGGTATAATGTGGTCAACGTGGTAACCTTTTGGGCAAGCTTCGTAAAAAGCTCTAATCGCTGACATATCTGCCCAAGGAGGAGTAGCTTGTCTTACGCGCTTTTTACGTTGCGCCAAATAAGCGTTATAAGACTCCCGGTTATCCTTTTTCCATTGAGCGCAGTACGCGTTTAAAGCGTCTTTTTGACGAACGTATTTGCGAGCTTGCTGAGCGGCTAGTTTTTCTGGGTTAGCTTGACGCCACGCTTTAAGCTGGACATACTCCTTAGTACGATATGTAGGATTCTCTCGCCGCTTTCGTTGTAAATGCTTGTTACACAATCCATTGGCGTGTCTTAAGCTGCCACACCCCGGTGCGGCGCAGGGTAACTGTTTTTCTAAAACAGGCTCCGCCAGGGGATCTCCGCGTCTGCGTAGATTATCATAGTGTTTTTGGCAAAAATTTTTAGCGTAATATTTTCTTAAACAACTTTTTATTGTACAGCCCATAGCTTATTATGGCACGTTAAAAAAGGGAAGTCAACTATCGTCAACTTCCCTTTAATATTTTATTTTAGGTAATTATCCTAATAAAATCATGCACTTAGGGAGACAACCATGTTCCACCCGGGGGCGGAGCAAATGAGGTTGCCGTAGTAGCCGATACGAATTTCGAGGGCGTCCGCGTTACCAACGCGCAGTCCTTCGAGACCTTCCATACCGTAGGTAAGGACATGAGGGACCTTACCAAGGCTACGCAGCTTCCAAGTGCTCATGGTGAGCACATAGGCGGTCTGCGGAGGGCAGGAGCGGTCAGCAAGCACCGTGACGCGGCCGTAAGCGCTTTGGAAGGTGATGCCTTCAAAAGCCACTTCAACTTCGTCGTGCTTGACCTGAACGTACTGGACCTTAGCGCCGAGGGCGTTAACCAGCGCAGCGTAGGACGCAAAGTCCATGATGCACAGGTCGGGCTTTCCGCCTTCGCGGTTGAGGTAGGCAAGTGCGTTGGTCATGCCTTCTTCAATCGTGTAGTTGGTAGCGTCATAGCGCAGGCCGGCAAGACGGGTCGGGTCGGCCGAACGGTTGACACCCCAGAAGTTGTCGTTGGAAGCCGGCGAAGTCGTCGGAATCCAAGCGGCAAGACCGGAGAGGGCGAGGAAGCTGCCCGTGGACGAAGCGCCAGCAGCTGGCAAGTCGCCCATGACCGTCAGGTAAGCGCCAGCGGCCCAGGTGCCCGAAAGAGCGCTAGAGCCGGTAGAAGCCGTACCAGTGATGACGCCGGTCGCACGGTTGACGGCCGTAACGCTGACGTAGTCAGTCGTAGGAGCGCCGCCGTCCGTAGCCGAGGCCACAAGCGTCATGCCAACTTCAAACGCGACGATGCTGTTAGCATTCGACAGCGTAATGGTCACCGTCGAGCCGGACTTGCTGTAGCCGCCGGTTCCGATGATACCACGGGTCGCCGTTCCTGAACCAAACAGTTCAAACGCGATGTTGTTGGTGATGTTGCGGAAACCGCCATCCATCTGGAGCTTAGCCGCGTCAACGAACGCACCGGCGTTCGACTTGGTCTGCTCCATGAGGAGGTTGGTAATCGTAACAAGCTGGTAGTCTTCGATAACGTAGACGAAGAACGACGCAAGCGACGTAGCCGTTTGGTTATTCTGAGCGTCCGAGAACGTGTGCGAACGGCCCTGAGGGGTTCCATATTCCAGGGGCACCGGGATGTATTTACCGGCAAAGCCGTCCGGAGATTCGTTTTTCGGGACAAGGGCCAGGAAAGGGTTTTCCTTGTAAACAAGGTCTTTCATGTACTCTTTGTCGTCGGTATACAATTCTTTAAGAGCGGCAAGCTGGTTTGAACTATTAGCGTAAACGGCAGACATAGCTGTTTCCTTTTAGCCCTTGGTAATGGCCGGGTTCGCCGGCAATGTTCCTTTAGGCTTTCGATACGCTATAATGGGTCATAACCCTATGTTACGACCTTTTATAACGAATCATGATTTGTGATTAATTTTTCAACTCACCCTTGAACGCTAGCAAAGCACGTTCTCTAGCCGATAGCTGTCTAGAGGCTCCCATCCCGTTCGTAAGTGTTTTCGTAGGCTGTGACTGCGTAGTTTCCGCTTTTTGCTCAGCGGCCGGGGGCGTCGCCGGTTGAAGACGCTTCTTAACCTTCTCAAACTGAGCATACTTAAGCGACTCTTCTACCAAATAGTTTTCAATCTCTTGTGCGGCCTCCTCGACGGTCATAAGCACGCCGTCCTCTTTGAACGTTTGTTCAATGAGTGCGACAACCTCGTCAATGGAACCGCTTTTATGGATTGCTTCGTAAGTGGTGGGGTCAGATTCAACAAGCGCCGTAGTGTCCCTGCGGATTTGCTCGACGGCTTGTTTATACGCTTTAGTCTGCTGCTCTTGAGCAGTAGTCTGCGACTTCTTATTTTCGGCTTCTAGCTGCTGGATTTTAGCCTCAAGGCGTTGGATTGCCGCGCGTTGTGCCGGAGATTCCTGAGACTGGTTAAGCGCCTCCTGCGTGAGTTGCTCGTAAGAATAGCCCAACTCATTCAAGACGCTCCAAGCATCCGTTTTCAACTTATCTTTAGAAATATAGTTGGATTGATACTCGGCCTCTTTCGCCTTGAGCGCTTCCTCCCGCGCTACAAGTGCCTCTTCTTTGGCTTTAAAAGCCTGCTCCTGAGCTTGGGCCTTTGCTCTCAAGGCTTTCTCTTTGCGCGCCAGGACGGCGTACTGTGGAGAAAGTGGTTCCTCGGTGCCCTTCTCGGAAACAGAGGCTTTATCGCTTGGCGCCTCAACAGTGGGAGTCTGTCCACTTGGTTCGGGCTCTTTTGGCGAGATAGCTGAAAGATTTTCAGGAGTTACGTTATTTTGAGGCACCGTGGGTTGGGCTTGCGGTGCGTTGCCGAGAAGCTTTGCAATTGCGCGCTCCTTGGCGGACTGAGCGGACTGGGACGATTGAGCATTGTTTTCCGAGGCGAGCGAAGGCGCTGCCTTAGGGGCAATAGAGAACGACATTGGATTACTGTCCTTTTTTATTAGGTACTTAAGTAGGCGAGTCAACGCCTACGGGTTGGTTGTGGCTTCTTAGGCAGCTGGCGCGGCGGCTCCTGGCGCGTTAGGAATAAGAGGTGAAGTTGGAAGAGCTTCAGGAAGAGCCTGAGGCGTTGCGGGCGCGGCCTGTGGCGGAACCGGCTGAGACGCTTGCTTTAAACTCTGAATCTGAGTAAAGAAGTTACGGAGCAGCTGGCATTTCTTTTTCTCAAGCTTCGCCGCCGCATAGAGATTGTAATACTGCACCACAAGCTCTTCTGCCAAGGTAAGATCCAAGAACGGGTCTGGAGCAGTGTACTTGCCGTGCTCAACGATTTCGTCAAGAATCTGGAAAATACGCTCTTCGGAAGCGTTAGCCAGCTGCTCAACTTGCTCAAGGTCCGGGTAATCCAGGAGACGGCGGCCTTCTTTAATCGTAATCATACCGCTTTGGATCATTTCTGTAATCTTAGCCATACGGCCGGCGGGGTCGCGCGGCAGGCTCGACATGTTGAAGCACTGGATTACGAATGGGTTCTTTAGGATAGAGGCTTTCGGCAGGTCAATTTTCTTAGTGCCATTTTTACCGGGGTAGACGGTCTGGTACTCTCCTTCGCGCTCCGCGATATCCTTTGCCAAATCTATGATAAGGTAAGCCAAATCAATAAACATGTTATCATAACGACGCGACAGAGCGGCAAAGCGGTCTGAGCTAATATCATCGTAAGAGCGGATAGCTTCGCCGGAGTTTAAGCCTGCCGGCTTCTCTGAGGAAGCCTGTAGGGCGCTTACGCCGCAGTCTTGATAGCCGTACTGGATTAGGCGTTGAAGTTGGGCATACATCTCAGCAGGGACGCAAGGAGCCACCTCGTAGGAGGGCTTAGTGCCTCGATACTTGATAATGACGCCGACTTCGTTGTTTTGATGCGAGCTAACGACCTTAGAGCCGTCTTCAACGAATACGCGAGGGACGCCAACAAGCTTGATTGCTTTGGAGATAGTAAAGAGGAGGCTGTTGATTTCAAGCTGGGTGCCCATAAGCTGCTCAGCAAGCCCTTGCGCCCAGAAGCCTAGGAGGCGGGTCGAATAGTGCAAGAATACAAACGGAAATTTATCCTTGGTATACTCTTCGTCAACGAGAAGGGCGCCCTCACAAGCGATGGTATGGCGGCCGTCTTTAGCGTCTTGGCCAGATTTAAGGTGCCAGGCTTCTACCACAATAATAAGGTCTGAAACCGTTTTGGAGGCGCCAGCGGAGCCGTCTACGGTTGCTTTGGAAGCTACTTCAAGTGCGGCTTTGTGTTCAGGAAAGGCCTCAATAAGCACTTGGCGGTCAACCAGCTTCATCTGATACAGCTGGCGAGGGTCGCTGTAAATGGACTCGTTTGGGTCTACCAAAAGCTCGGTCAGTAGAACGCGTTCAATAGCGACCTTTTTGTCTTTCTCAAAAACTTTAACACACCCAGTGCCTTCTACGAGGGCGTCTCTTAGGATATACTCCGCGACTTGATAGGTTTTGGTCTGATAGAATTCGCCAAGGATAAAGTTGTTGAGTTTTTTAGCTAAGTTGCGTTCTCGGTAGTCGCCGTTGTCAGTAAGGAACACCGGGGCGGGTCGGGATTGGGAGATGCGACTAACGAGGGTGTCAGCGGCCGAGCGGATAAGATTGAAGGTAGGGCGATCGGTAGGAAGGCCGGTAGCCTGGTCCATCTTGGACATGTTGTTACCGATAAACGAGAATAAGCTTTGGTTACCGTAAAGCTTGGCGTATAGAGCCGCTTGACGGTACCTATAGTTTTGGGACTCTTTAAGATACTTAGCGGTGTCTAGGACAGCGGCGCCTGTTTCCTTTTTATCCAAAGGCAGCTTCCACCACTGCACCATGGTGCCGGTTTGCTTGTCCTTGGTTTTCATGGTGATCGAGTTGGTAGGAGGGGCGCCGGTAACTTTCATAATTATTCTGCCTTAGCCGGGTCGGCTTCGATTGGAAGGCCGCCGCCGACGCTCCATAAGAGAAGCTCCTCCGGGGTAGGCTCGCCTTCGTTTTCAACTTCGCCTTGTTCTACAAATACTTGCGCTGCTTTTGCCCGTTTATACGCGGACGGTGTAGGAGCTTCATCCGATAAGGTAAACTCGATACCGCCGCCTTTAAACGAGGTAATACCGGCCGCACGGCAAGCGGCGGCAAGCTTCTTAAGCTCTTTTGGACTTGGCAGCTGCATTAGTAGGTCTTCCGGGCCTTAAGATTCTTCCGAATCTTTGAAATCATGTCTTCTTTTTCGTAGTTTTCCTTGAGGATAGGAGCCGAGTCAACTTCTTTGGTAACCGACATGACGTTAAGCTCATCTAGGGAAGAAGGGCCTTCCTCGTTATTGGCCTCTAGATCAACCTGACCGCCTTCAGCCATTTTCTTAGCACGGCGGCGCTGCATAATAGCAGCTGCGACGGATTCAGCCCGCTCCTCATCGTCCATAAGCTCGGCCGGGTGTACTTCCTCTTGTGACTCGACGATGCCGCCCTTGGCCATCTTTTTAGGCTTGCCGGCGCGGCGTTGAACGTCGTATGCGATAGCAAGAGATTGCCCTTGCGGCTTGCCTGATTCCATCTCTGAAGCAACGTTTTTACTAAAGGCCTTTTTAGACTTAGATTTAATGAGAGGCATGTCTTACTCCTCTTGAGCAGCTTTTTCGTTTTGAGAGTCGTAACTGTGGTCCGCCTCTTCATGAGGCTCCATCTCAAGAATCTCAAAAGCAGCGCGGAAGGCGCTGGCGACGGCTTTAGCGTCCTTGGCATGGACAGCCCGGATAAGGTCCTCAGCGCAGGCCTCAATAGGAGCGCTTTCCTCGCCTTCGCTATGCTGCTCTTCGATACCCGAGCCGTCCTTTTTTCGGGTAGAGACAATCAAGCCGGCAACGGTCTTTGGTTTTAAGAAAGGTAACACTTTTAATCCTTTAATTTTAAATAGTTAATTGCATTTTGTAGTTTTACTTCGTCGTCTTTAAAGTTGCCAAGCCCTAAGTTGCATTGGTGACACAAAAGGCCTCTAACTTTACCTGTTAGATGGCAATGGTCTACTGCTAAAACGGTTTTAGGTGTCTGCTTGCATATAGCGCAAAGGCCTTTTTGTGCTTTTTTAAGAGTTTCATACCGTTCTAGGGCTTCTTTGGTTGTCGTGCCCGGCCAGTACTTTTTATAATACTTAACGCGCTCTTCAGTTTTAACTTTATCAAGGTTATTTGCCCTACGCTTTCGGACTCTGTTTTTAATTTTTTCTTTATTCTCAGAATAATAGGCAGCGTAAGACTTTTTGTAATGAGCTTTATTTTCTAGGTAATACCTCTTGGCGTACTCTAATCGTTGTTTCCTATCAACAAAACCCATACATAATTGTACGTTTGTCCACCAAATTATGCTTAAAAGTATAAAATTTTGCATAAATTTATACTTAAAAGTATAAATTTGCTATTCGCCGTAATACTCTCTCATAGCGTCAGCTTCGTTTAAATGCCCCTCTAGCTCGGCCTCAAACATACTAGTAGATTGGGCGTCGGCCCACTCTTTGCTACCATAGACCGGGCCTTTGGGCTTGGGAGGCTCCCAGGAGAACGCAGGGCTTTCTTTAAACCCGTACAGGGTGGCGTCAATGATGTCGGAGTGATATTTGGAGGACACTACAATTTTATCGGGTTTGCTTTTATCCCTATCAATTTCAACTAGATAGGAATCTTGTGCAAAGCGGCTATCCTTTTTGGCTTTAAAGCGACCGGACCTAAGAGCGTCGTTTAAAAACGCGACGTTTTCCATCTTACGTGCTTTATCCGCTCCCTGTATAGGGATATGCTTTTGACGCCGCATCTCTTCAGCAATCTTTTTTCCAAGAGCGCCTTCGTCCATCATTATCTTAGTAATATCATAGCGCTTTTGCATTTTTTCAATCTGGTCCGCAAGCTCAGTAATACCCTGTTTGGCGGTAACGGTTTCCTCTACGAGGTACGTCACTGGGGTGGAGTCGTGCCAGGCTAGTACACAAATCGCGTCAGCGTCGTTATAACCCAAGTCTACGCCCATAATGTAGTTCCAGCGCTGGCCGCCTGGAAGGGGCGGTAGGGTTTCAAAGTCGTTAACTGCGGGGTCGTAGTGAATGAGCAAGCTATCTGAGTCAAGCGTCCACTTACCAAACCATTCCCGCTGAATGGAGGGGTCTTCAGTTGTAACGCCGCGTCGCTTTAGCTCCCGGTCAAGCATGGCTTGGTGAGATAGTTTAGATTTCTTAATAATAAATGGGTTATTCCAAAACGTCCAGGAGTGACAGGACCAGCTAGATTGCTTTCCTGCCGTTGGATGGGCGCAGGCGTGGAAGTACCCAGTAGGTACCGGGCCCGGGGTGCCGATAAGCGCTAGGGTTCCAGCGTGGTCCATAAGCGCGGGGGATAGTACGTCATCGATAAGGTCTTTAATGTACTCGCGAAAGCTTTGAGCTTCGTCGATGTAGACCAGTTTAAGGGCAAGACCGCGAAACTTTTCAATTTCAGTAGTGTCTTTGGCGCCGGATAGGTAGATTACGGAGCCGTTTGGGAAAGTGATAGAAAGCTCTGATACGTTTTCCTCGCCACAAAGGCCGTACTCACGGTTGAGCTTTTTGATTTCGCGCCAGATAATTTTTTTGGCGTTGTTACGCGACAGCGTAATGTAAAGGCAAACAACGTCCGGGTTATTCCATGCAGTATGGACAAGATCGGCCGCACAAGCAACGGTTTTACCGGAACGGCGGGAGCATACGGCTAGTTTGTTTGGAGCCGGGTCAGAGACAAATTTTAATTGTTCTGCAAACAGAATCTCTTCAAGTTTCAGAATTTTCTGGTTTGTTTTTTGCTTTGCGCGGCGAGCGAGTGCTTTTGCTACTGCGTCCTTGGATACGCGCAAGCTCTGCAAGCTCTTCATCGGTAAGCTCATCTAACAACTCTTTTTCTTTCTTCTTAAGCTCTACGAGTAAGCGGGTGTTCTCCCTCAGTTCTTTAGCCTGCTCTTCATTGAGCTTTTGTCCTCCGCTGGAGGCTTCTTGGAGGTTGTAAACCTCGCGCCACAGCACTAGTAGGCACCGGGAGATCAGGTCGTCTAAGCTTACGTCGTGCCTCATTGGCTCGACATACGGCTTAGGCTGGGGCGTAGAAGGGGCTGGCGTCCCGCCTAGCACCCTGTACACCCCGTGCTCATCCTTAAGCCCTCCCGGTATCCTACGCTCGCTCATGCGCCGCCTGAAGAGGCCTTGACGGCCTTAGACGGCTTGGGCTCCTCGGGGGCAAGGAGCGCGCCTTTAACCGTCGCCGCGCCAACGACAAAACGGGTACGGTTAGGTTCAGAGCCCCATTCAACTAGCAACTGCCCGCTATCAAGCAGGTGCATAGTGAAATCAGGCAGATTCTTTTTAGAGGGAGGCAGAACGTTGCCAAGGTCGCCGCCTTGTCCGCCGGGGATAAAGATATTATCGTGCAAAAAAGCCCTCAACACCTTGCGCATTACTTGGTTTCTCCTTGGGTAACGTCAGCGAGACGCTCTTGGGACTGTTTTTCCTCTTCTGCCTTCTGCTGCTTCTCTCGCTCTTCAGCTTCTTTAGCCGCAAAAGCTTCGGCATTCAAGTCCCGAAGGCTAGTGTTAAACATCTCCAGGTCCTTTTTAAAGACAGAAATCTGGTACTGGCACTGGCCGGCGCGTTGGAGGACCTGAGCGTACTCTGCCTGAATCTCCTGGATCTTACGAGGGGCCTTAAACGTGGGTTCCGACATACTTACTCCTTACAATGCAAACGGATTAAAAATCATGTTAGGACGCTTTTTCATTAACGACATTCCTACCCGCGTCAAATGGGTAGCAACATCAACTTTTTCCGGCACAAGTTTTTTAGCAATGCCGATAGTTCTCCAAGCTTTTTTAACAAAAACCCAATGTACGCGCCGACCTTCCGTACCTAGCACCGCGTAGCCTAGGATGACTTCTGGGTCGTCGTGGAGGCAAGCAACCTTAACTTGAGTGGTGGGATTTTCGAGGATAGTCTCAAGTACCGAATGGTAGGCCTCCATAAAAATGGACTTTGGAATCTCCTTAAACCAGCTGTCGCCATAGTACAGACCTCTAAGCCAGGAAGCGTAGATAAAATTTTTGTCTGCTGGAGTAGCGTCCCGAATAGTCCATTTAGTCATAACTACTAGCACCTTTTAACATTTCTTTAGCAAGACGTTGTAATTTTTCATGTATAGAACGTTTGTTAGACTTTATACCTTTTTTTGCAAGAAGCCCTACGATACTTCTAATACTAACCCCGTTGGCGTGATGTTTCCAGGCAAACTTATCGATCGCGGACGTAAACTTATAATCGTACAGAAATTGCCCAGCCATTCGGTAGTACTCTTCTTTAGCCGTCCTAACGTTTGGCTCTGCGTAATTTTTGCACGCTGAAGACGCCCACACCTTTAGGTTACCGTCCGGTTGCTCAATATCTTTAAAGCCAGATTTTTCCAGCTTTGCATACCATTTTTTTTCTAGCTCTTTGAAGGCCTTACTTTTGTTGTCCACTTGAAGCTGCCTCGCCTGCCTGGCCTGTAGCTTCTGCCTGCGCGGCGGCCCTTGCGGCCTTATCGCGTTCTTTGATTTCATGAAAAGCCGCTCCCGCTACTTGCTTCGCTGCGCTAGCGCGGATAGCCAAAACAAAATGATACTTGGACCTGTAAGCTGCGTTGGGGCCAAGATGCATAATCATCGTAGCCAATGTAAACTTAACAGAGTCCATGTTAGACGTAGGGAGCCGGTACGTAGCGGCAATACTTTCCGCCCAAGTATTAAACTCAGTCAGCCCAGTAGGAAGCGCGCTAGGAAACAGCCCACGAAATTGGTCATAAACTCGAATCAATTTTTGAAATGCAGTGTTCATACTTAAACAATAGCATTACCCATGCCAAAAGCAAACAAAAAAGTAATTATTTTTTACTTTAATGATTACGCGGCTTTATCATCGTTTTTTGTTTCAAGCACCTCTTTAGCTAGGGCTTCTGCGTCTTTAAACATCTCGTTAAGGAGCGTAAGTAGGGGAATAATACCCTCTTGATGCGCCCGCAACGCCTCAATCTCAATAAGCAGGGCTTTTGCGCGTTGTAGCTTGTCCATATCACACGTCGTAGATAGGGAGGTCATACACAAGGAAAGCGCACCCTGGGCGGTAGATATAAAAGGCCAGGTCTTCGTCAATCATAAAGTCGTAATGTTTTTCCATATAGTCACTCCTTAAACCAATAGTACCTTGTTTACTTCAAGTCTGCAAGCGTTTTTGCAATCTTTGGTTCCGCCTGGAGGGCGACGCCCGGAAGGGTTGTAGTGTTTTCCATGCAGTCCTTAAGGATAATGGCCGCTTCTTCTGCAAAGATTTCAGGCGCTTCTAAAATTAACTCATCGTGTACTTGTAGTACGATCTTAGCTTTTTTCCACCGGGGGTCTTGTTGGCCTTTTTCTTGCAGTCGCGTCCATACGGCGATTGCTGCTCTATTCATGATAGAAGCGCCGGAGCTTTGGACTCTGTGGTTCATAGCCAGATTGAGCAAGGTTCGAGCCGCATAAGGAAGCTCACCATGTGGAGAGTTGCCGTAAATTTTGCGGATCTCTTTGGCTTCTGGAATACGACGAGGGCGCCCGTATAAATTGTAAACCACGCCGTGGGTTTTGGCAAGCTCATGGCTTTCGAGCATCATAAGCTCAACTTTAGGGTAAGCCTCAAAATACCGGTTGATTAAGTCTTGAGATTCGTCAATGCTAATACCCATTTGGTCTGCTTGTTGCATGGCGGTGCGCCCGTATGGTGTGGCCAACGCAACAACCTTGGCTCTATCTCGTAAGTCTGGGTGCTTTTTAGCAAAAGAATTGTCGTCGTTTTTGTAAAGGCTTAGACCTGATTTTTCCCAAATAGGAGCGCCCACAACGCTATAGAAGTCTTCGCCCTTTGCGAAGCAATCCATAAGCGTCTTATCCTGAGATACCGAGGCGAAGACGCGTGGCTCCAGCTGGCTATAGTCTGCGCCAACAAATACCATACCGTCCCTGGCTACGATACAGTGTTTTACTCGTTTATCGTCTCTAGGGAGGTTTTGAAAGTTAGGATGACGGCTGGAGTACCGGCCGGAAGTGGTGCCGTGCTGAAGAAAGCTAGGGCGAATTACGTTGTAGCGCATCTTAGATTGAATGCCTTCTACATAAGTGCTTAACAGCTTAGTGGCTTTTGCGTACTCCAGTAACCTTGCAACCCACTTGTATTTGTCTGCGTACTTTTTTAAGGTATCTTTGCCGCAGGCTATATAGTTCCAAGGGTCTCCTACTTTCTTGCGGCGGCCCGTCGCCGACGGTTTTCCGTACTGGCGCCCTTTTGCATCAATGCACGCGTCGATAAAGTCCCGTTTAGCTCCAAGAGTGTATGGGAGCTTAAGTCCAAGCTCGCGACAAAGCTCTTTACCGCCTTTAGTGAGGGTGTGGAAAGGTTCGTTAAGCTTGAAGAATAGCAACCAAGCAAGTTGTTTAGATGCAGCAATGTTGAAGTGATTTGTTTTTCCAGTTCCAGGGTACTTAGCTTTGACATAAGATTCAATCTCCTTATGGATGTAGGCTTTAGCGTCCAAAATCTCAGCTTCCAAAATACGGCGCAAATCTTGTAGCCTTTCCGGGTCAACCCTCAGCCCTGTGGTGTTGAGGTCGTATGTGGGGCCTCTAAGAAGAGGCATAGACTCCTCTTCATAAAAAAACTTGTCTAAACCCTGCTCAAATAGCTCCGGGACATCATTGTAAAACACCCGTAGCGTCAAGATAGCGTCTTTAGCTCCGTACTTGGCAATAAGATCCGCGTCGGCTTTATAAAGCTCATAGCAGGCTTTGGTAAGCTGTCCGCCATTGGCTAGAACGCTAGCCTTCATTTCAGCCTGCTCCTTACGGGCGTCTTCTCCAAACAATTCCACGCCGCGCTCTTTGAGTCCATTGGCTCTATTCTCGTTGAGCAGGTGTCCTAGAATAAGCGTATCCGTATGCACGCTAGGCATAAGATCTACGCCGTAGTTGTTTTTAATCATGGCGCAGTCAAACGTCGCGTTTTGCATGATAAGGGACTTACCAACAAGTTTTTGCATAAATGACTTAGCGGCGCCAGCCGCCTCGGTCATAATAAGCTTCTGCTGCTCCTTATCCCAATAAGAGTTAATGACGTAGTACCCGATAGCAGGGTCTACTTCTGCGCAAACGCTGTAACCGATAATCTGAGAGTCTTTTTCAACACCGGTTGTTTCGGTGTCGAACGCGAGGAATTCCTTGTCAGCAAGGTAGGCGTCTAACTCTCGAAGCTCAGCTAGCGTCCTTATGATTTTCAGTTGTTCCATCGTCAATTACTTCCTCTTCTTTAACCCACTTAGTGCTAGTGTACTCTAGGATATCAGTTTTTCTATCTCTTTTTCTAGCATTTGTCGCTTTCTTATTAAAGAAGTCAAAAGACTTCTCTTCAGCTTGTGTCAGCGCCCGCATACGCTCGGTTGTTGGGTCGTAAAACATACGGTAAGGCACGTCTTCTTGTATTTCGTCTAAATGTTTCTTTTTATGGCGTATTTTACAAAATTTATACGCTGTTACCGAGGGGCACCCCTCCTCGGTATAGCACCGCTTGAGGGGTTGCCAGATTGTAATTAGGTAATCGCAGTAAGATTCAAAATAGACGGTGCCGTAGGCGGCGTCCTTGGATAACTCTAGGTCGCCAATGCCAGCTTTTTCGCGGCTTGACTGGCTCTGCATTACAAGAAGCGTATTTGTGCGGATAGCAAACGCCTTCATTTCGTGGCAAATAGTCATCAAGTCTTGGTTTTCGCCGTCCTTACCTTGTTTTTTGAGGGCGCCAATGTGGTCTATGACGACACAGCCGACTTTTTTGCCTGTTTTAGCCTGGAAGTTTACGATGTATTCCTCGATCTCTTTAAACGACAAGTGCCTAAAGCTACCGTCTTCGCGGTAGTTGCTGATAACATGAACCTTATCGTGCAGGTGCGTCTCTTCTGCGCACATGGTGCGCCAGCGGTCTGCAATTTCGTTAGTTGGTTGCTCAAGCGGTACAAAAAAATGCTCATGAGTTGGGTTGTTTTTAACAAACCAACGAAACATATTGAGCGCCATAGCCGTTTTACCTACGCCGGAGCCGGCTACCAAGCCGATAACTTGGCCTAAACGAAAACCGTGGTGCGTGGCGTCTAGGAGCCTATCGCATGGGAAACGCGTACCTTTGAGGTTGTCAGCGCCTTTAGATAGAATCTGGGATACAGTTTGGCTTAGGTCTTCTGGGTCGGATACCGGGGCTTCAGTCCAAATCTTGTCTACAATCGATTCCGCATAGCTGACCCGATGGATTGGAGCCCGTTCAAGAGCTTTGGCGCTATTCACTAGGACGCTCAGCGCTTCGTCTCTAGTGAAGCTGTGTGCTAGCATGACGTGGCCAAGCCTATAGTCTGCCTTAGACCGGTCACCGGTGTTGCCTTGCCAGATGTCGCGTACCTCGTTATTGGAGCGTAAAAGCTCCGCAAACTTGTGAGGGAGGCGGTCATCGACTTTGGTAGGCTCTGCAATATGGTAGGTCTTATTATAGTGCTGGATGCAGTAAGCTTCGTCCTCTGGGGTAATGGGCGGAAGAGAAGCGTCTAGCTCTTCACAGGAGTAAAGATTCTGTGCCGTGAAAATTTCTTCGCAGAGCTTGGGGTTGTCCGGGTCTTTCGTGTTGTAAGTGCCTGGGAGTCTGAGAAGTTGATAGATTTGTCCAACAGCTTCGTCGGTACTAAAGTAGCGCATGAGGCGTCTTTGGAGACGGAGGTACGATAGGGCATCAAGGTCTGAGACCCTCCAATATACGTGCACGCCGTTGCCGGAGTCAACGATACGCGTCGGCTCCAAAACAAACTCAGCAACCTTTGCCAAAAAGTCTTCTTTTGAACCATATTTACCTTCCTTGAGATCCATGTCTACAAACACGTATTCAAATGTATCGATATGCGAGCCGGCCACAATCAAGCCCGGCTTATATTCTTTAGGGTAGTTAGGAAGGTAGTAGATGTTGTAGTTATGGGCGTTAAGCTCTGCAATTTTATGCGCAGTAAATCGGCCTTCAACCACATTTGGGAGACCTGGAAGCTGCGCGTACTTAGGAAGAATGGCGCGGATAATCAACGGTGACTCCTAGTTAAAAATGGTCGGGGTGTCGGCATCGAACCGACTCGGCCGGGCGCGACCCGGTGCGCTCCCATATACGCTAACCCCGATATAAAAGAGGCTGGTTTTCTGCCATACCGGCTCGAACGGTTTGCAGGGCACCTAACCAGCCTCTAGCCAGGACTCAGGCCGTGCGGCGGCCCTTCCCAGCAAGCATAGCCTGCACCTTAGCTTGGCGCGCAGCGTCAGGGGCATTTGCAGTAGGACGCTGCGAAGGCGACGGCCGGCTAACCGGCACTTCGTCGGCAGGCGCTTCGTCTTCGTCAAGACCCGCCTCCTCTTCAGCTTCGTAATCGGCCGCGTTGTCAGCGTCGCTGTTGTTTGCGTCGTTAAGACCCGCCACGTCAACGGTGTTTTCCTTGTCCACTTCAACCTTGTACAAGTACATATCGCCGTTAGGAGTTGACTGCATCCCGCTCTGCGTGATGCGAATCATAAACCCAGGGGTAACAGACTTCATCTTATTGTCAAGGTTGGTCTTACCCCAAACACCGGTGTTCCCGTCCTTGGTTTGGAGGACATGGATGTAAGAAACGCCCGACTTCTTCTTTTGGTCCGCGACCGTGCGGGAGCCAAGATAGTATCCTTCAATCTGGGTTGGGTTCTTCTTACCGGTCTTCTTGTTGGTGCCGCCAAGGCTGATAGTAGTATCGCAATCCAAGGACTTAATTTCTTCAAATGCCATTTTACTTACTCCTTTGTTTATTCGTTACCAAATGCCCAACGTTTTGTTAAGCGTTTGTAGCGAAGCTTTAAGGTCGTCAATAGACCCAGTATTATCAATCATAACAGAAAGCAGGTTGGTGTCAACGCCATTTTCTGAAGCGTGGTTTGTCAATCCGTTCTTAACTTCTGCCCTAGAAGCATGTACTTCCAGCTGCACCACGTGGCCGCCTAAAGCTTTTACAGCTGTTGCTTCGTTGTCAAAGCGAACGTCATCGCAAACGATTAGGGCGTTAGGAGTCGTAGCGAGATGCTCTTTTACCGTAGCGGCCCAAAGGTCAACCCAAACGGTTTCACTAATGGTGTTGCGTCCCCAATCGGTACCAAGCCACTGGAGTAGTTTGCGGTCTTTAATAAAGGTTTCCGGGCGGGTATAAACGCTCTTGATTCTGTCGTAAACGTATTCTTGCATATCGTAAAGAGGCTGGGCAAACTTAACGTTGACTACCGGGGCGTCAACCATCTCCTCCAAAAGTTTAATAGCGGTGCTCTTACCGCTTCCCATGATTCCAGTAAAACCGATAAGCCTCATTTTTTACCTCGTTTGCAGTGTTCGCAGCTGCTTTTGGGCACAATTACCACTAGCCTGCCGCTATTCTGCGTTACCCAGTAATGAGCTTCGCAGGATACTTTATAAGTTTTTTTACGTCTTTGAAGCCAGTCAATTAAAAGGTCAAAGCGCCGGATATGCGCTTTTTGGCCTGGGACTTTCCACCAAAACAGCCACAAGAAAAAGAAAAAAGCAGCATAAAGGCCAGCTATAACTGTAATTGATTTTTGAGCATGATTCATTTCTTAAACATCTCAAATAAGCTTCGTTTCATTCTTGATTGCGGGCTAACGCCAAGTTTCTTAAAAATGCGCTCTAGCGCCACGATGCTATCCCAGGCGTGCTGAGGGTGTGCCCAGGGGAAGTCCTCTTTTGCTTCAATCTCACAAAACCGCCCAAGCTCCCGCATGTCTGTGTCATAGCAAATGTAATAGACTAGGGTGTGGTCTTCATAGTTGTACACAAAACAATTTTTAAAAATGGAAGTGTTAAACGCATAACCAAACTCCTTTAAAAGGGCTTGTATTTGCTCCACCTTCATAGACGGGTCTAAATCCAAGTTATGCTCGGTACGTACAAAGTTATTCACATCGGTGGTTTTGCGCTTAAATGTCAACTGATTCATATCTGGCCCAAACCTGTGCCGGCAAAAAGCGTCAGGGTCTTTCTGATTGTGATAAAAATGGTCATACCCAGAAGCAACTACCTTTTTCACTGGGGTGCGTTCTTCACAAAATTCAATGAAATCGGTAAGCTTTACTTCGTCCGCTCTGTACTTTAACTCAATCTCTTTAAAATTCATAATTTTACCTTCTCAGCTAAGTCAGAAGCTAGGTCTAAAATTTCTTGCCCACGTTTGGCCATAAGCTCGGCAAAAAACTCTTCCATCGCATCGGCGTCAAGCTCCGAAGAGTAGATGCACATTTCGGATAAATACGCGTGTACAAGCTCATGTATGATAGACTCCTTATCTGTCCCTAGAGGGCTAAGATCAATACGGCGCTTATGCACATAAGTAATAGCAACGCTATTAGCGCGTATCTCTTTTTTATTATACTGCTTCTCATCCAAACATCGGAGTGTCCAAGTTTTCCCGATTACTTTAAATTTAATACTTCGTAGAACCATAGTTACTCCAGGCGGCCATTACTTTGTATACGTAAGGCCGGTTGCGGTGCAACTTTGGGCGTCCGGCGTTGTAGGCTGATATTGCTTTGATAGGGTTGTTATCGTGCCTATAAAGATGATGACGGATATACATGCCAGCATAGTAAGCGTTAGTAGCTGGGGCCAGCAGTCCAACAACGTCGCCGCGATAACCCATAAAATGAGCAGTAGCAAGCTTAAGTTGACAAAGCCCAATACTATCGCTAGAGCCATCGTCGTAATGTATGATATCATGCTTGTAGTCGCTTTCTACTTTGCATACCGCCTCTAAAAGCCCTGGAGGCAGGTCTAGGTTATACGAGATTGCAGCAAACATTAAAGCCAGTGCTGTGCTACTCATACCTAAAAGGTAGCACGGCGCAGGTCTTAAGTCAAGGGAGCTTCTTTTTCATCTTGGCTTTTTTAATATTAGATAACTGATTGTTTTTTTGGCCTTTATCACTAAACCATGCCCCGCAGTCCCTGCACTGGTAACGCTGGAATTTACCGGTAGCGGTCATATTGAACCCACGACGTTGGAGAGCGGTGCTTCCGCAATTACACTTGTATTCTGAGGATTTTGTGTACAGGTTGAAGTCAACGGCTGTTTGCCAAGGGGCAAGTACGTGATAAAGCTCTTCTAAGCTTAGCACGTCATACTTGTTGTATTTTTCCATCTCCTTCCAGGCTTCCATGTTGCCCTTCAGGCACTCGCGCCACAGTTCAAATCCTCCAAACTTTTCATGTTTGATTTTCTTATACTTTTTACAAAGTTTGTCTGTCAGGTACTCTAGCTTGTTGGAAGTAAAAGCGAAATGCTTGCGAGCAAGCTGCCTAGTGTCAATGTGTTTATACGGGCTGGGAGGCTTCATACCGTTGATTAGGAACCTGGCGTTAAGTTTCTTGGAATCAAATGCCTTTCCGTTTTGCGTAATAACCACGTCAGCTTCATTAAGAAGCTCCCAAATGCCTTGAAGCAGAGCCTTGTCGTCAGTAATATCTTTGGCGTGTCGCTGGTCTTTGTACATGACCTTGCTGGGAGCGTCTCCTAGCCATTTTGCGGACCAAGAGAGTAGATGCCAATCCTGCTTGATTTGGTTAAGTCCAACGTTTTGCTCCCAGATACCCCAAACATATCCAAGAATTGGAGCGGTCTCGATATCAAAGAGAAGGACTTTAGGTTTTGGCATCTACTTGACTCCTAGGTTAAAGACTATACTATGAGTTTTTGTCTTCCGTAGGCTGGTTACCCTTCGTAGCCTCTCTAACAAGGAAAGACTGCATGTCCTTCTGCCGCGCATCAAGCTGCTCTAACACTTCCTTAACGTGTTTTTCAATGGCGTCAAGGCGCAGTTTAATTTCAGCTTGCACTTGGGTAAAAGCGCGGTCATAAACTTCTTTAGTGAAGAGATTTTGACCTTCCGTTTCCAGGACGTTCTTAACTTGCTTACGGATAAACTTGGCGTCAGGCATTTTTCTTTTTCTCCTTTTGATATTGTCTGCGGGCTTTGTTTTCTAGCTTCGTCTTACTACTATGACACGGCTTACAAATGGCTACAAGGTTTTTTTCATCGGACCAAAGCCGATCTACTAAAGTATTGGCATCTAGGTCCTCTGATTTCTCGCTAATTTTTACAACTGGATTTATGTGGTCCACTTGCATCAAATAAGTAGGCGTTGGCTGTTTGCATTCCGGGCACCGTGACCATTTGGTGACTCGGGGGCGCTTTGGGTCGTGGTGTTTGATTACGCTGGCTTCTACTGCGTTGCGTCTTAGTTCCGATCGGCTAAATACACGACGCAGAGCGCCTTTTATTAGCCCTCGCTCCCTTTTGGTCACCCTACTATTCATTTTCTCGCTCGATTTGGCTATAATCCCCTACAAGTTGGATATGAAACCTATTGTCGAACATGGCCTGTAGCTCCGAGGAGTGGTCAATCAAGAAAACGCTGCCGTGTTTTGAAGCAAGCTCCTCAAACAGGTTATAGGCCTTGACTTTAAGGCTAGAATCAAGACCGTCCAGTGCCTCATCAAAGAAGAGGTTGTCAAAATGCACGCCGGCTTTGTTGGCGGCGGCAGCTTGCACGGCGAGCGAAAAAGACAGTCGTAGGAGTTGTCGCTGGCCTTTGCTTAATTGTGTGTAAGAGCACTCATTGCCAGATTTATGTATAACCACGTCAAGGTTATCAGAGTTGCCCATCTCAAAACCAACCCGTAATTCTGCATCAAAATAGGTCTCCAAGTATCTGTTGGTTTCGTCTTGTACGTCTTCTACCGCCTTACGTAAAAGCTCTGCTCTAAGCGTGGCCGACAAGTCATAGAGTTGAGTAAGCGCCGCGATCTCTTTCTCTGCGGCAGTAATTTGGCCAGCATCTAAGGCGGTAAGCTCTGCCTTAGCCTTCATAAGCTCTGCTGTGTTGCGGCTCTTTTGACTTAAGTAAGGATTTGGCTCCTGTCGAAGCGCGGTAAGCTGCTCTTCATAGTGGTTTTCAAGGGCTTCCGCCTGGGTAAGCGCCCGCGCATAAGGGTTTTCGGCTTTTGCTAATCGCTCCAGTGTGTTTTTTTGCGCGTCAATCGCGCGCTGTTGTACCTTTAAGGTTTCCAAAGCTACTTGTGCTTTTATAAGAAGCTCTTGGTTGCCAAAAGCACCACAGGTTGGGCATTTTTCCTTTTGAGCGTGCTGTACCCGGCTGGTAAGCTCCTGTGCATCTGGCAGATTAGCCTCTAAACTCTCAATTTCTTTGATTTTTTCGTCTATACTGGCGTTACGCACCTCTTCCCAATCACTAAAAGATTGTCTTACCTGCTTGATTTTACTGGATTTATCGGTATCAAAGCTTTTAATCTTTTGCTGTAGCACTATTTCTTTTTGCGCCCTCGCTTGTGCCCAAGCTTTAATATCGAAGTCTAGGGAGGCTAGAGACGCTTCCAGTTGGCTTATACGCCCTTCTACGCGCTGGTAGGCGGCTTGGGCCTTAGCAAGCTCTTCCCTGGCTTCCTTGCGCCTGCTAGAAGCACTATCGGCAATTTTTTGCGGGAGGGTAAGGTCTGCAACGTCTTCTAGCACCGTGCGGCGGTCTTTGGCTTTGGCGGTAAAAAATTGACCTGTTTTAGAAAACTCGTTAAAGTATGATGCGTTAAGAAAGGTGTCGGAAGACACTCCAAGACGCTCTTCTAGCAGGCGTTGGGTCTCTACAACGTTTTTACCTCTGTGTGGCTCTTGCGACGCGCCTTCAACCCAGTATAAGTCGTTTTGCTTGGAACTGCCCCTTACCCGGTACACCGTGATTTCTGAAAGGGGGGTTTGCACTTTTAGGCTAACAGTAGTGGGCTCGCCATTATGCTGCCAGCTGCGCACGTCGTCTACACTTCCGCCTTTGGCGGTAATACCAAAAAGTGTCCATGTAGCTATATCCAGCATGGTAGACTTGCCGGAGCCAGTAGCGCCATAGATCAGACTAAGCCCGGCGCCAGAATAGTCAAAGTCAAAATTTTTGTAGCTCGCAAAGTTTGTGCCGGTAGCGGTTAATAGCTTCAAACCAAATCCCTCCACAGCTTCTTTAAGTACTCTTTGTGCGGTTTATCGTCTTGCTGGGCGTCAATGACTGCGTCAAAAACTTGTTCGCCGGTCATTTTTGACAGCTTTACTTCGTTTAACTTTACTGCGTCCGTTGGTATTTTGTCAAGTTTGAAATCGGCTACACCTAAAATCTTGGCTAGCTTGTCTTTTTTCAATGCCGCAAGCTCTGAGGTAGAGCCGCGTACCTTTACCCACAGGCGGTCTTGTGCAGAATACCCTTCGTTTTGCACGGGGTTGTTAAAATTCTCAAAAGGCAGATCAAACTCTAGTACAACGTGTTTTCTCAAGTTTGTAGGTACAAACTCCAAAGTGCCGTCATCCATAAGGATTTGGAAGCCTTTCTCTGGGTCGTTTGCCTCGCCAAAAGTGAGGGTGTAAGGGTTTCCAACGTAGCTAAAGAGACCTACCGCGCCTTTACGAGGGCGTCCGCATTTAATGTCTTGTCTCGCATGGTAGTGGCCAGAAATAACGCGGTAATTCGCAAATACCTCCTTAGGTAGTGAGGAGGTGTCTTTGATATAATGCCCCATATTAGCCGACTGAACGCCGGTATGCATAATTAAAAGGCTTCCAGTTTCAACTTTTTTTACTATGTTTTCTAGCAGCTGTGCGTCGCTTGTGTAGGGAATAAAATAAGCTAGATCGGTTCTATAGGGTTCTTGAATAATCTGGTATACGTAAGGACGTAAAAAATGCAAAGCGTGTTCTGCGCCTTTTTCATTACACAAGCTGTGGTTACCGACTAAGAGTGTCACGTTTACGCCAGAATGTTTAGCGTAAAGCATTGTATCGATGAGCCTATTGCAGACTTCTGCCCGCATAATAGCCTTATCGTTGGTTAGGTCGCCGCAGTCGATAAGAGGTACGCGTAGGTCGCTAGCCTTGTTAATAGCCTGCCGAAACGCCGCGTCAGCAAGCTCAAGCGTATTGAGGCTATAGTGTACATCGCTAATAAGAACCGCAATCGGTTTGGCCACTGTTACTCCTCATCGTTATCTACTGCTTCATCACTAAGCGTAACACCTTCGGCCGTAACTTGGAAGTTTAATTTATGTACTGAGGTTTCGGACTGACTAAGATGATTTTTAGTCACCGTGGCTTGGGTGATAATGCCATACTTCTTAAGGACACCTTTAACCGTTTTAGTAAGTACCTTCACCCGCTTGAGCATAATAATGAGGGAAGAATGGTATTCAATCTTAGTTCCGCCGGCAGCTGCGTCACCATGTTGCATAAAGCCGATCTTGGCGTAAGTTTGGTTGGCGAGGTAGACAGCAATTGAATCAGGATACTTATTGATAAGAGCAACAAGCGTTTTCATAATGGAGCCGTTCTCTTTAGCGTCCTGGCCAGGCTGGGCATGTTTCTCGCTGTCAAGCTCCCGCTCTGCGTGGCTACGACTTTGGGAGCCTCCAACCGAGTCCCAAACAAATAAGATCTTAGCGTCTTCGTCTTGCTCTTTGACAGCGGTAATGTACTTACGTACAAGCTCACCGCCTTTGAGGATTTCGTTGGTCTTAATCAAAAGCAGTTGACTGGGGTTGCCGCCAAAGTGGTTTTTGAACCTAAGAGCATCGAACTTGTCTTCAGAATCCCAAATAATGACTTGCACCCCGGCTTTTTGGGCGGCCGCCATAGCTTCGCCGGCTAACGTGCTCTTGCCGCAATCTGGTTTTCCAGCAACTTGGACTATCTTATTGAATGGAATGCCAGGTAGTCCGATTAACTCTCTAAGTGGGTGCCCAGCCGGAAGCGGAATAACATCTTTGTCTGTATACTCCTGCGTAACGGAGTCGCCGGTGCAGATAATGCTTTGGACCTTCTTGTCTTTAGCATACAGCTTTTGCATGTCGGAGACGATTTTAGAAACGTCAATTTTTGCCATTACTCAAACCGCCCTTTGGCAATACCGCGAAAATAAATATGCGCGTCTTTGAACACATTGTAGTAGCGCTCCAAGCCGTCTCGCTCTACCTCAGCCTTGTCCAAGGCGTCCTGCTCTGCCTGCACTTCTTCGTTCAGGTTAACAGCGTCTTCGAGGGCACCCTCGGTAGGTTTCTTCTCATGCTTAGCGATTTCGGCCGAGCGTACTGCCGACTTAATGGCCTTCAGTCCAGTTTTACGCATCCTAGCGTCCAGGTCGAGGGCCTTCAGCTGGTCAGACACCGCGAGTTGGGCCTGAAGGAAGCGGGCGGCGTTACGCTCGGATTCCTCGATAGTAGGACTCGACTCATATGCGCTGACAATGATAAGCTCTAGGTCGGCAAAGCTATTGTGCTCCTTAAAACTCACTTTTGACCCCTATCCTTAAGCGTCATGATGATAAAACGGGACTTAAGGCGAATGAGTTTTTGAGCGTCCCGGTAAGGAGCCGCAAGCTCTGAGGCGCGAGCCTTAGCCTCTTCAAGGACTTCGTCCGATTCCTTTTGGTCCTGGATTTCCTCCCGATTCTTTGCAAGCTCTGCCAACCGATCATTCAGCTGGTCTTGGTTTGCGTTTTGAATCTCATCATGAAATTCCGGGTAGTCTTCAGCGATAACAGTGCGCAGGTCTCTTTTAGCCATATGATTACTCCTTAGATTCAATATACGGGTTTACTACTAGAATTGCAAGCCAATACTTACGCCGGCCGTCCGATTAGACATACCCCACAACCCTACCGTGATTGGTCCAAGTAGAGGCCGAGACACATGGACGCCGTAAACAGGAGCCCCAAGAGGATAAGAGATTTCCGCCCCGACAAGAGCGGAAATTGTGACTTTGGAGCCGTCTCGACTGGTTTCGGATTTGGAGTCGGAGGATTGAGTGGTGCTAGTTGCGTCGATTGAAAGGGAGTCGCTGGACTCCACAACAACTGTCGTGGTTTCTCGACTACCGTCGGGGTTGATTCGGTCCACGGTTTTTGTTTCTTTGTGCGTTTTGACTTGGGTTTCTTTTTCAACTTGCTCTTGCTTTGTTTCATGCGTCTCTTCCTTTGTTTTGTTTGGTAGACTTCCTACAATCGTAAGGCCGATAACAGCGGCAATAACGCCTGCAATAATCACTTTTGTTTTTTCAGTCATTTTTGGTCCTTATCTAGAATACCGTCGCCGTCTTGATCTTCTGGCGTAGGCGGACCTTTAACCTTAGTGTACGAATGGGCTCCGAGCACCGGGGTGAGGAGGGCGGCATAAGTCATGGCGTCGGCGTGGCCTAGACTAAACGAGTAGCCGCCGACAGTAGCAGTAACTCCCTCCATTAGGAATTTAAGAGTACAAGCGCCTATAGTGATGACCGCCATAGTACGCATCGGGTCTTTACCCAGCCACTTAAGCGGTCTCATTCTTAGCCTCTTCTTTATCAGCCAGCGCCTGGGTGCTAACCAAACGCCAAGTGCGCTTTTGTCTTGCCACTACTTGAAAGGTCCCGTCCTTACGCTGACGCAGCTGCTTCTTACCAGCGAAGCTCGAAACGGTTTCCATAGACCCGTCTTTATTCCTGGCAAAACTGTACCTAGGGACTCTTCCAGCCTTAATAGCGTTCTTCATTGAATTACTCATAAGCACCTCTTAGTTTAAAAGTTTACTTGTAGGGTCAGGGACAGGAGTTATAGAGCAGTAGTAGTCAAGCTCTTTACCAGAAAACAAAGCAGTAGCATCGCTAAAACCAAAAGCTACTGCATCTTGAATAACGCTTTTAACGACGCTAAACTCTGTCATAGTCTTGTCGTAACGCTCTTTGTCGCTACCATGAGGTTGCGACTCAAGCGCATCGTTCACAAGCTTAGTGATAAAGCTTTGCAAAAAAGCTTGAATTAAGGTCGCACTATAGGCCTTACCAACTTTTTTTTCGTAGTACGAAACAAACTTAAAAAGCTCCGAAGTCATGTCCGAAGCCATCATGTTAGTATAGTCTTCTAAAGACATCACTTTTTTGGTTTTATCACTCATACTTAAACTATAGCAGCAAAAGTCTTAACAGACAAGCTCTTAATTCTACCCCCCTTCAGTGTTTCCGCCAAAATATCTCTTTGACTTTTTATTAAGTCTGCTACCATGAACCTTGCCGGGGTTTGGGGTGGAACCCCAAGTCTTCCCTGAAACCAAACCGATTTGGCCTCATGTTCACATGATTATATTATAATATGGCTGTCAAGTCTTTTGCAAGGATAAAAATAAAAAATTTTATTTTTTATTTTTATCCTTCGGTGTTAGAGTTTAGCTATGAGCTATTTTTGCAAAATTTATAAGTGCGATAAAAAAAGTGCTTTTAAAACAGGCTATTGCGAAGACCATGCTAGCGGGTTGCGTCCAGGGCTAGAGACCTACGCACAAGGCTCTGCCCCAGTGAAGTACGTTAAAATAAGCAGTAGCCCCAAAGAAAGATTGATGAGGCCTAATTGGGCTAGTCAAGGATTTAAACGGAGGAAACATGTCTCAAACCAGTGAGATTATTGCTATTTTAGTCATTGCGGCTATCTGCATTTACTTAGGTGCTCCATGAAGTGCCTTAAGTGTACGCTTTTACATGAGGATTGCCTTTGTGTTAAGCTCGATAGGTTTTTTCGCATGAATAAGCACTTGATGCAAGATCAAACGGCTGTTAAGAGTCCTGAGCGCGAAGAGCTACAAGAAGCGTTTGAGCGTTTAGCAGAAGACTATGATATTATTAGAGATTAACAACTCTTCCTGTAAAATCACCGGGTTAACGGCGCAGGAGCATAAAAAGCTTGCGGATCTTATGAGCTATCAGGTTGACGCTCAAGCGGCTTTCTTTAGTCGCAACCATAGGAGCCGCAAAAGAACGCTTTTAGACAAAAAGGGCGTATTCCCTACAGGCCTTCTCTACATAGCCGAAGCACACCTCACCGGTGTGCGCCATGTTGTGAAGGACCATAGGAAGCGCCCGGTGGCCATTCCTGGCCGGTTTGACGTAGCCCTGGAGCATACCCCCTACTGGGAGCAGGCGGAAGCTGCCATAGCCTGTCAGGAGGCTAGCCGGGGCATCGTTGTAGCTCCTACGGGGTGTGGTAAATCCGTTATAGCCGCCCTAATCATCTCTCAAATCCAAACACGCACCCTTGTCGTAGTACCGTCTTTAGAGCTTAAGCGTCAACTTACGCAAGCTCTAGCTGCTGCTTTCCCCAACGCTACCGTTGGAGGTTTGGGCAAAGACATCGCAATAGAAAACGTAGACGCTTTAGATCCTAATACCGTTTGCGACTACGATTGTGTAATCATTGATGAATTTCATCACTCGGGTGCTAAAACTTACCGCAACCTCAATAAAAAAGCTTGGGTAAACGTCTATTACCGATTTGGTCTTACTGCGACACCATTTCGCTCCAACGAGGATGAACGGTTGTTGCTTGAATCTGTACTTTCTGAAGTCATATACCGCATCGACTATAAGACCGCCGTAGATAAAGGCTATATTGTCCCGCTTGAGGCTTATTATGTTGAGGTACCAAAAACCACTACCGACGGCTATAGTTGGGCGCAAGTTTATAAAGACCTAGTAGTAAACAACTCCGTTCGTAACGAGGTTATCCGAGGCCTCCTGACAAAGCTCGATACCGCCGGCGTCCCGACTCTTTGCCTTGTTAAAGAAATCGAGCACGGCGAGAAATTTGCTAATTTTAAATTTGCCAACGGTCAAGACGAAGACTGCAAGCACCTTATCACTTTGTTTAACCGCGCCATACTGACAACCCTAATCGGCACCACTGGCGTGCTGGGAGAAGGTGTTGATACAAAGCCTGCGGAGTACGTGATTATTGCCGGCCTAGGGAAGAGCAAGAACGCTTTTATGCAGCAGGTTGGCCGAGGCTTTAGGCGTTACGGTAATAAGCAAAGCTGTAAAGTCATAATCATAAAAGACAATTCCCATAAGTGGACGCGAGCGCATTTTGCTGCCCAGGTAAAAATCCTTAAACAAGAATACGGAGTGACTCCTATAAAAATAGTATTGACTCCTGTCGCTGCTTAGACTATATTCATAGTCAGAAAGCAGAGGGGATTATGGACAACGTAATGATGTTTGGTTTAGCGGTAGGTAGTTTTTTTCTTTACCTTAGCGTCTATTTTTGATAAGGTTTAAGTACATGGCCCGCCGGGCGTTGGAAGGCCAAGATGGGATGGATTGACGGCTCAGACTACGGCTCCGGCTCAGGCTAATCACCTTGGAGGAATGACATGAAATCAAAACAAGCGCCCACGAAGCGTAAGCCCGCGCGGAAGAAACCGCGAGAGTGGTGGGCGGTTCTGCCGTGCGGCGGACTGCACGTCAGCGGCTACATGTACGTTGAGCGTAAAATTCAGAAGAGCATAGCAAAGCTGTTTCCTGGCGCTGAATGCATTGTGGTGCGCGAATGACAGCCAGGCACGGGAAGGCGGGGCGATGAGATACAAGAAATGCTCGCTGAAGTTCACTTGCGACGCGCTGTCTGAGCGAGTGACAGACATGAGCGGAATCGTGTCATGGAATATTATCAACGTGACTACCGGAAAGAGAAAGCCGTCGCTTATCGGCTACAAAGCGAATCGCAAAGATAAGGGGCTTGTATTCAACTACTGCCCTTGGTGCGGTTACGACATGAGCAAACGCATTGCCGCTGTCGAGGACCGCCCATGACCGACCCGCAGAAAACGCCCGATAACAAAAAGGAGAAAGCATGAAGAAAATTGTATCTGTGACCGAAGTTGAAGGAGAGGGTCTCGTTAAGCTGCTCGGAGAGCGCGTCACGCTGTTTTGCCTGAACTACATTTACACGGGTAAACTTGAAGGCGTGAATCAGACCTGTGTCCTTCTATCTGACGCCCACATCGTCTACGAGACTGGAGCGTTTAACACGAAGGAGTGGAAGGACGCGCAGAAGCTACCCCACGACATTTATGTCCAGATTGGTGCGATCGAAAGCTTCGGCGTTGTCAAATGAGTCGCGTCCTAAGAAGTCAGAAAAATAGCTGGCGGTCGCGGTCGGGGTCGGGGTCGGGGTCGCGGTCGCGGTCGGGGTCGGGGTCGGGGTCGCGGTCGGGGTCGGGGTCGCGGTCGCGGTCGGGGTCGGGGTCGGGGTGG